TTATTCATTTTCATAATGATGTATTCTGTGACAATTTGAACATAAAATGATACATTTTTCTATCTCCTTTAATATTTTATCTTTGTTACCATTTCTCACTAATTGAGATACATCATATTCTTTTTCATTCTCATTTTTATGATGAAAATCTAAAGCTGCTGGATGTGAAAATCCACACTTTTGACACTTCATCGTTTTTTTAATTTCTACATACCAATCTACTATTTCTTTTTTTCTATTTTTTGCTTTTCCTAAATAGTGATTTTTATTTTTCTTATAAGATTCTTTTCTTAAAGAAATAAAACACTCTTTACAATAAGCTTGCCTTTTTCCAACTTTTTTATCCTTAAAAGAAAAATCTTCTATTTCCTTTTCAATTAAGCATTTTTTACAAACTTTCATATAATAAATTTATTTTTTATTATATATTAAGTTTCGAAACTCAAAAAAAGTTCGAAATTGTACCCCAAGTAGGATTCGAACCTACATTTTCAACTCCGTTACGATTAGTCGCTTAGAAGGCGACCTCGGTTACTGGGGCATTTGCTCACTGGGGGAATTACGATATCCCGACCTAACGCTTAACAGGCGCCTGCTCTGCCTCTGAGCTACCAGTGAATGTTGTCGGTAGGGTGGGATTTGAACCCACGTCGTGATTTCTCACCTAGTGTATCAGACTAGTCCCTGAAGACCGCTCGGGTACCTACCGTTTATTTTTGCTCCCCGGGCTGGACTCGAACCAGCGACCCTCTGATTAACAGTCAGATGCTCTAACCAACTGAGCTACCGAGGAAGATATTTTTTATTTTTATAGGGACATAAAAAAACCCTCAGATTTTTTGTCTGAGGGTTTCGATTTATCCTTTATATAATTTGTTTCACATTAGCCAACAAATCGTTTAGATATGACGAAGCCCTCAGAGCGTCTAATACATAACGTATTAAGCACCACTGTTAGATTCATGTTCATATTTAAATTCATTGTTGTCATTGTAGTATATATTAAAAGTTTTTTGTCCCTTTTGACTTATTTTATACAAATATAGATAAAAGTTTTAAATCTACCTAATTTTTTTCTAAAATTTGTAAAAATAATTGAGAGTTGTATCTAAATCGTTGCCTTTCCCAATTGTTTTACAAATATACGGTGAGATTTTCAATTCACCAAATTTATTAGCATTTAGTAAGTTATTTTTAATTAGTGTCCACCACCTACACCACCTTCTATGAAATGGTGAGCACTGTGTTGAAGTGTACAAATTTTTAAGTTCTTACTTTTAATTGACTCTATTGTACAAACAGCACCAACTAACTCAAATATACCAATTGAAACTAATATAGCTTCTAATATTGTATGTACTATTGGGAAAAAGTGTGATAATGCCGCCATTAAAAGACCTCCAACAACTGGTAAAGCAACCTTTTTAGCAATATCAAAAATTCCATTTGTATATGATGTTGTTTTATTCATATCAACAGCCAATGCTGCTTCAGATTCATTTATACCGAAAGACTCTTTTGCTAAGTTAATTTTTGAAGTAGCTTTCGCAGCAGCATCAGCTACTCCACCTTTAGCCGCCTCAGCTCCAGCTTCTGCTGCCTCAGACCCAGCTTCATGTCCTTTCTCACCGTGACCTTCACCGTGACCACCACCAGTAAGTGTCATAAGACCATGTACTATGTGATAAACTAATCCAGCTATAACACCAATAACAATGTATTTAGCCATATTTTTTAATCCTCTAGCCATAGCTGAAATCATCATACATATTCCATTAGTACCACCTTTTATAAGTGTTTCTTTAAGTTTAACAAGTGGATTAAATACAAAGATCCAACAGCTTCAACTAGCCAACCAAATACTCCTTTTTTCTCTGGTTCTTCACCAACAAATCCAGATAATATTTTCTTACCAGCACCTTCTGATTTTTTCAAATCAGATACTGGCTTTGTAAATTCACTACCATCTTTATCACTTTTGAATACAGCGTTATCACCATCAATTCTAATTATAGATTTAGTTACTTCTTTACCTTCTTTATTAGTATATGTTACTTTATCACCTTCTTTTAATTCAATCTTTGTTTCTTCTGCTTCAAAGATAGCATCTAATTCATCAATTTTACCACCTTCAAATAAGAAACCTTTTATTGAATAATATATCTTTTCAACCGATCCTTTTCTTTCTAATGATTCTGACATTAATTTTTCAATATCAGCATCACCTTCGATACCTTGGTATTCACCAGCTTCATCTTGTAAATGTTTTGCTGATTCTTCTGACATATTACCAACATCTCCAGTTGAAAATTTTGAACAAACTTTAGAAAGATCTTCAGATAAAGTACCAATTTCTTTTTGTCCACCATCACTAGCCATTGCGTCAATAGCACCTTTCATTTTATCAGTTGAACCACCACCTACAGCTTTTTTAATAACACCCATAGCAGCAGTTAATTTAGGTTTAAATGCTTCCCAAACTTTAGCAAAGAAAGCTTTAATTTTAGAGAAAAGATTTTTAACAATATTTCCAATATTTTTAATGAAATCCTTAAAACTACCAATAGCAGACTTACCTATTTCAATACCTTTATCTATAACATTAGTTACTCCTTTATACATATCACCAAGAGTAGGAAGTTGTTTACCAAAAACAGTTAACTCTTCTGTTAGTAAATCTAATTTAGTTTCAGTTCCTTCTTGAAGGTATTCCCAAACACAATCAATTATTTTATTGTCGATTTTAGAAAATTGTAAACTTTCATTAACAGAATTAACAAATTCAACTGAATATCCCTCAGATAACAATTCCATTTCAAAAATAGATTTATTACAAGATTTACCTAATTTATAGTAGTGATTAGTTGCCTTTTCGGATATTACTTGATTTCTTTTCTCTTTAAATTTTTCAAAGTTTCTAATGTGTTTCATATTTCACTTATGTTTTTTATATAATTGTCATTTTTTTGACCGTATTTTAGTACAGCAATTCCAATTGCTAATACAGTGTTCAAAGCCACATTACCAAATTCATATGGCATATATAGTCCAGGACCCCATTGATTGATTATAAATAGCAAACCAGCCAATCCAATTGTTAGATATCCAGAAATTGTGTATATTCTATCAGATATCCATTTAACTGCTTTTTTAATTTCATTCCATATTGATTTAAAAAATGAAACTAAACCTTCATTTAATTGTGATTTGCCTAATTCTTCTATAATTGATTTAATAACCTCTTCAAATTTATGTTGAAATTCAACTTTATTATCAACATCTATACTTGACAGTTCTAGGTTTATTTTTTTTAAAAAGTCAGAATCAAGTTTTTCTATGACAAATGTCATATCATCTTTTAGTTCATTAAATTCTAAACCTTTAGATTCGATATCATTTTTATTATCATCTATATACTTAATTAAATCAGATTTAATATCTGAATAATCTTCTTTTATAAATTGTGAGTAATTTTTTATCATAATCTATATATTAAGACTGAGAATTATTATTTTTTTGTTGTTGAAGCTTTCTTGCTCTCCAAGATTCTAAATCTCTCTCAATAAACTTTCTTAATCTTTTAGAAATATTAATAGAATTTTCCTCACAAAATAACCTATACTCTTCTAGTAGCTTTTCAGGTATTCGTAGTGAAAACATTTTGTCTTTTGGTGCTGCCATTTTATACCTATTTTTACAAGTATATATTTGTATATACAACGGCTCTTTAAAACAAAAAACCCATCTTTCGATGGGTCTTAATTACTCTTCTTCATCAGAGTTTTTAGTTTCTTTTATAATTCCTTTTTCAACTAGATGTTGATGAAATATCTCCTCAGTAATTTCAACTTCTTCACCAAGTTTCTCTTGAATTTCCATGTAGATTTCTTTAATCTTTGCCATATTTTTTTGTTTTAGTGATTAACATGACAAAGATAAGGAAAAATTATTATTTGTACAACTTTTTAGAAGCATCAATTGATGAACTAACATCTTTTTCACAGTATGTTTTTATTGCTTCAATTTTACCAGACCAATAAGCTTTATGTACGTCTGATCCATTCATGTTATCTTTTGGTGATTTTACACCTAATTCATAACACATTTCGTCAAATGAAAATGCCCAAGCAAATTTTTGTTTCCAATCATCAGACATATCAACAATTCTCATATCCCAAGGCTTTTTATCATATACATAAATCATATTAGCCGGTTCAATTTCATACTTGTGAAGTTTATGAAGAACCCAAGGAATATCAAAGTGATTAATTCTAAAGCCAGATAAACTAAAGATTTTTGTTTCTATTTTCTTTAATAAGTTATTAAATGAATCAACAATATCTCTTTCATCATCGCCATAAAAAGATCTTATGTGTTTTTCTCCGTTTAGTTCATAACCAAAAGAAATACAAACAATTCTACCGTAAGTAGAAATAATACCAGCATTTTCTTGATAAGCCTCATTTATATCTTTGTACTTATCTGACCAACCCATCTTCTCATATTTAGATGAAAAAAGTCTAGCACCTCTTTCATCACTATCTAAAAGTGAGTCATAGTCTTTATATTGACCAGCCGTTTCTATATCAAAGTGAAATAACTCCATTATAATTTAATCATTTTTTTAACAACTGTTTTCAAACCAGGATTTACAAGTAAAGCCTCCGGTACAATTTTATGTCTAATTCTGTTTCTTGAATAATCTAAACAATCATTAGATTCATCTTTTATGAATGGAACCGATTTTTGTTTACACCATCTTTCAAAGACGGACTTTTCATTTAATAAAAAAGGTCGAATTATATTAGCTTTTGAATAAGGAATAACAGATTGAAATCCTCGTAGGCAAGAAAATAAATATGTCTCAACACAATCATCTAAATGATGGCAAGTCATAATAGGAAAGTCGAATTGAGAAAAGAACTCATATCTTAAATCTGACCAAATCTTTTCTTTATTTGACTCTGGTTTTAATTCAGTTCTACCAATAGTTAATTTAAGATTTTTATCACTACAATAATTATTTAGTATAAAATCTCTTTTAATTAACTTAATATCTACTTTTTTAAAGAACGAAGCATGTTTTACTGTACCATCTTCTAAAGTATAATAAACCTGATCTATTTTTGCACCATTTTTCCTTTTTCTTTTTTCTATATTGACTACTATTACTAGTTCATCACCAAGATAAAGATAGTATGGTAGTCCTAATTTATTCAAGGATTCCCAGTACTGACCAATAAATATGTTATTTGTTTCTGCGATAGTTTATTTTTATTTTACAAAATTAATATATAATTTATGAAATACCTAAAAAAGTTTGAATTATTTGAAGCGGTTATTATACCTTCTAAAATAGATGATAATGCTCCTGTAAACTCTTTTGAGTCTGCGGTTGAGTTTGGAAATAGAAATGGCTTTGATGTTGTTAATTATGATGATTTTTATAATTCATTAAGTGAAGAAAATAAAAAAACAGCACCACCAAGACAAGGCGTTCCTTTCTTTGCTCTTTTTAATCCTATCAGAAAAAAACCAATGTTTGTTTTGGTGGATGCAAATGCTGCTAGATTTATACCAAACTTCAAAGAAATTATGTTAGATATTATTGGACACGAAAGAGTTCATGCTGAACAAAGTTTAAGAAAAGGAATTATTGATTATAAACTACCAAGTCCGTTAGATAGAAAATCTTACTTTTCAAATAAAGAAGAAGTGATGGCTTTTTCATTTACTATTGCTAGTGAATTATCTAAAGTAACAAGAAGTGTAGAGTCTGGTATGGAAAAGCTACAAAGAGGAATTGGTGGTCAAGCAGGTCATCTATGGCATGATATTAAAAAATACTGTGATGAAAAAATAATAAATAGATATAGAAAATATATTTATATGTATTTAGAAAAAATATTTAATAAAGATAATGAAAAGTAAAGATAGAATGGTTTTTATAATGGTTGGTGGTGTTATGACTTTACTTACTATTATAGTATTAGGTGACTTTTGGGTTTCTTTACAGGAAAAAAGACCAATTGATGATATAATCCAGCTATTGCAAATGTCAATTACTGGTCTAATTGGTATTGTTGGTGGATATTTTGGTTCAAGAAACACAAACTCGGATACTACATAGAAATATTTAATTTTGATAAAATTTGTTTTTATTTAAATTTCCCTCATAGATAATACCATCTATTTCTCTTGTTGTTGCCCATAGAGGTTGTAAATTAGATAAAGCACAGACAATACTAACTGGGGTGTTAGAATCAAATGAACAAACTGGTTTTATATGATCGATGTGCCATTCTCCGTAGTTTTCCCAACTCATTCCTGGTGTAAATAAACTAGATATATGATATTTTAAATCCTCTGCGCTATATCCTAATAGATTAATTGTTGATGATCCTTTGTTAGTATTTAGTCTTTTTAGACTATTTTTTAATAAATTTCTCCAAGAAATTATATGTGGATTTTTACCCACCCATTTTAGTTTACTTTTGTAAACATTTTCTTTATTATTTTCTCCTTCATCATTCCATATTATTTTATTCATCGATATGACTGCTCTTCTATTTTTCTCCTTTCTGAGTTCAACATTTGAGTTGATTGATTCGAATGGATCCCCACCAATTATCACATTATATACATCTTTTCTTTTTATAAAATCTTCATTTACTATATTTTTTTCCATTTTATATGCTTCGATCTCGTCATAGAAAGTATAAAGAATTTCTTTTTTAAAATTTTCTATTCCATATTTTTTTATTGCTCTTTTTATAAGTTTACCACTACCCATATATTCATCATTAATGTCTTCACATGAATGTTTACCTATGTATATTTTTTCATTTTTTAGGTTTGTAATTTTATAAATTATGTGCAACATATCTATCCTTTTAATATTATATATTAAAAAGTTCGACACCCCTTACTCAGAGCAACATACCTGATTCGAACAGGCACCTTTGCGTTGGAAGCGCAATGTGCTAAACCATTAAACACCAATGTTGCGAGTTTTACATCCTGGTGGGATGGTTTTAGTGTTGACTCACGATTTACTGTTTTCTCAGTTGTGGACACATACGAGCTTCGAACTCGTGACTCCTGGGTGCAAACCAAGTGTGATAGCCTTCTTCACCAATGGCCCAATTTGTTGGCGAGATGGGATTTGAACCCATGTTTGAAGTTATCTCAAGTTACCGCTACAGGTATAGTGTTTATAAGACACCACTGCTACTCGCCAATATAAAACAAAAAACCCAATCATTTCTGACTGGGTTTAGTTATAATATCTTTTTAGAAAAGTTTACAACATACTCCAGCCAGTGACATACGCTCCCGCGCCGCCTCCTATAATCGCTATTCCTATGTTATTTACTTTTGTCATAATAATCTATATATTAAGTTTTCTTTCTTTGTTGATACAAATATACAACTTTTTTTTATTCTTGTCAAATATTTTTATAAATTAAAGTAGTTAAATTATTATTTTCAAATACAACCTGAAATTGTAGCACCACTTGGGTTATAATCGAAAGGTCTTGCCATTTTAATATAGGTATTTGTAATGCCAACGGGATTCGAACCCGTATCTTCACCTTGAGAGGGTGATGACCTCAGCCGTTAGTCGATGGCATCATTTGGTGGGGCTGGGACTCGAACCCACAACGCCCGAAGGCTCTGGTTTTACAGACCAGTGTAACTACCTGTGTCACATCATCCCCAAATTTGTACTACGGACGGGGCTCGAACCCGCACACATCTTTCGATGTCCAGATTGAAAGTCTGGTTGCTTATTCCGGTTTGCATACCGTAGCATATTTGTAGTCTCGACGGGGATCGAACCCGCATCTACACCTTGAAAGGGTGGTGACCTGACCATTAGTCGACGAGACCATATTTGTGGGAGTACCTGGATTTGCACACAAGTTACCTCTATACGTCTATTTGTTCAGGGGCGGCTCTAACATGCCGCTGACGTTATACTCCCAATTTTCAAAGAACTTTAAAACAAAAAACCCAGTCTGATAAGTCAGACTGGGTTAGTTAATATCATAATGACACCATTACGACATAGACATTAGTCTGACGTTTGAGCTTTGCTCACCCTCATAATAATACGCTATGTTAGTAATAGTTGTCATTGTTATAATTTTTATTCGTTTCTTATTTCTTTTACAAAGATATGTAGACTTTTTTAATCTACCAAATCTTTTTTAATTTTTTTGTAGCGGGGGTTGGAATCGAACCAACGGCCTCAAGGTTATGAGCCTTGCGAGCTACCTCTGCTCTACCCCGCAATGTTTTTATTGTATGTGTATATATTAAAAAGTTTAGCTCCCTTTTCAATTATTTTACAAATATAAAAAAAATATTAATTATTTAATATACAAATTGTATTTCTAGCAGATTTATTACAACTATATCTTCTCTCATCTAACCAAATTTGTATTCTATTTGATCTTTCTTCAGTTAAACCTTCATGTTCAAATACTAAACAAGACGGTAAGTTAATATTTGAATAATCAAGTGTTAATAACAACTCATCATCTAAACCTTCTACATCCAAATGTAACCACCACTTATCATTTCCTATATGATATTTATCTAATAAATTTCTTAGAGTAACGGATTTATATCTAACCACATTTAAATTATCATAGTATTGTAGTGTGTGTTCCCTATTTACCGAATTAGTTGTTCCATTACCACCTTCATAAAAATCAATATCACCACCGTTTGGAGTAACAAGAGCTTTTTCTAATTTAACTAATGGTTTTTTCTCATATATTGACTCTAAAACCGAATATTGTTTATCTGATGGTTCTACTAAAACTGCCTCTAATATATCAGAAAATACTGGACCAACCCATTCACCAGATGTACCATCGTGTGTTCCAATTGCTAAACCTTTTGAGCCTTTATTATTTAAGGCCCAAATTTGGAATATTTGGTGACAAATATCACCATGTTGAAAAACATCCCACTCCCATTTAATAAGGTCAAGACCTTTTGATGTTTTAACTTTAATTTTTTTGTAGCATATTTCATTATAAGCACCCCAACAAAAAGAATTTAACTTACAACCCCAAACTTCATCTCCTTTAATATTCTCTACAGATAAAATTAAAGGCAAGTTATCTTCTGATATTACTTGTGATAAATCTGTGGTTAATACTTTTATACACCCATCAGGTATCCAGTTATCTTTACTTTCACTATGTGGTGTATATTCTATTTTAATTAATAAATCGTTCATAGTCTTTTTTAATAATCTCACTAGTTTCAAATGTTAATCTATTTTTAGTTTCTTCATCAGATAGACTAAAAACTCCATTTTTATGAACTCTGTAAATACCAGCACCGATGTTCAAATATTGAATTCTTCCTAACTTTGATAGTTCATAATTGGTAACCCAATCAAAATAAACTATATCTAGCATCCAATCTTTAATTAGACCATTAATATTTCTAAATACTCTACCAAATGTTGCTGGGTTTCTATCTAATAAATGATGAGTTTTAACTTCATCATTTTCGTAAATAGATGGAATACACAACCATAGATATGGCTCTGGTGGAATGTAACCTCCTTCTACTTCTTCACCTTTTGTCCAATGACCAGTAAAAGTCATGATACAATCAGGATTAGCATCCATATAATCAACTTGCTTTTGTAGTTTGTAGATGTCTGTCCAATAGTCATCTCCGTCTAGATAAGCAATGTATTCTCCTCTACAATTATCTATTAGAGTCTTTATATTTCTTGCTGCTCCTAAATTCTCAGAAGAGTCTAACAATCTAACAAACTCTGAATATCTTTCAATATGTTTATAAGAGTTATCAGTTGATTTATCATCTCTAACTAAAACTTCAAACTCGAAGTTTGTTCTTTGAGCCAATGCGGATAATATAGCTTGTTCAATATAATTTTCAAAATTATAACATGGTATAATTACACTTAATTTCATTTTTATTTAATTTTTTTTACAGGAGATCCTACATATACACCTGATTCTTTAATATCTTTAACGACACCAGATGATAAACCAATTACTACATTATCACAGATATTTATTTTCTCTCTTATACAAGAGTTTGTACCTACATAAACATTATTTCCAATTATTACATTACCAGAAACTATTGATCCAGGCATCATACTAAAAAAATCACCTATCATACAATCATGTCCTATTTGATTTCCTCTGTTCAATATTGAGTGTTTTCCTATTTTTATGTTTGTTGTTAAGATAGAATAAGCACCAATAAAGGAGCCTTCTCCTATTTCAGTTTTATCATCTAATATTAAAGCAGTAGGGTGTATATAAGTAAAATATTTAGTTTCTTTTGGTAGTTTTTTATAAATATTAAATCTATCTTGAGAATCACCAACTGCAATCATAGTAATATACTTATTCGAATCAAACTTAGAAATTGGTAATAGTTTATCATCACCTTCCTTCCAAAACTCATCATCAACAAATCTAGTTAGATTTATTCCCATTTGAGCCATAACTTCTCTTGCATGACCACCATTGCCTATTAAACATTTAATCATTTAATATTTGATTTTTAATTTTATCTATTAAGTATTTATTTTCTTGATACGATCCTTTACAGTGACAATCAATAAAATATGATGTATCAATATATCCACTTATGTCGATTCTAAAGGTTAGTTGCTCATTTGAATTAAACATATACTTTTCAATTCTCTGAGGTACATAAAAATTAGAACAGTAACCTCTTTTAACCTTGTGAATATTTATTTCACTTTGATTATTTACCATTCTACCAAAATATATTTCATCATTATGTCCTTCAAGGCCAACCGATTCTACTCTATCTACATATTCCTGAAATGATACATCAGTGTTTAGTAGCTTATTAAATGTAGTTCCTTTAGCCGCTATGTAACAAATAGGATATCTATCCGGCCCCGCATATTCATTTATACATTCCGGTCTATCTGGATCGTATGCATCGGAATTTAATATAACCATATCATCATCACTTATATCTTGAAGATTGTTAATAAGATAATCTTTATTAAATAAAAACATATCTATATCATTTGTTAGACAAACTTCATCAGGAAAATACTTTGTAGCATACATTCTTACAATTTGAGCTTGTACTTTATCTGAGTGATTTGATAGTCTTTTAATTTTTTTTACCAAACCAAAATCATCTTCAAAAAAATCACTATCCTCATCTGTTATATGAAATAAAACAGGAGTTATTCCTAATTTTTTTAATGTTATCTCTGAGTTTATTTTCCAAAAATCCAAATAATGTGAATCATCTGAGGAAAATATTATTTTATTTACTTTCATAATCTTTCAACTAAAATATCAAAATCTCTACGATTTATGATATTGTATCCATATTTTTTTAATTTTTCTAACGTTTCATTTACATATTTTTCATCAGAAAGTATATTATTTTCAAATAATATTTTTTTTGGCAATAAAACATTAGAGTCTAAAATATTGTTAATGATGACACAATCATGTCCTTCTGTGTCAATTTTTAAATACTCTACATGTTTTATATCATAAATATTAACAATGCTACTCCAAGTTAGACATTTACATTCTGATTTTTTATAAATATGTTCAAGATTTCTATCTTTTAATTCCTTAACTGTTGATGGGTGAGGTTCTATTATTGAATTACATCCCTTTAGCCAATCAGGTAAGCCATATCTATCTATATCTTCCGGGTCTATCCAATAGACATCCACCATACCATCTTTATCAGTTATTGCACAATTTAGTTTAATAACATTGTTCTTGTCTGGTAGATTATCTAAATATACTTTAAGAGGCTCAATTGACAAACCTATTTCATTTGTACTTTCTTGTAAAAGTGTATCAAAATCTGATGTTCCTATTTCTATAAAGTCATATCTCATTTTGTATAAATTTCAAATTTTGATAAATCTGGATAAGGTAATTCTAAATCAGCATTATGTTTTTTAGTACCATCCATATTATAGAACTGACCCATTAAAAGTAATCCCCTTGTTGCTAATTCAGGCATCATATAAAAATTCCAACCTAACATATCAAAATTATCATCATGATAAGAACACTCTCTTCTACCAGAGTATCTAGCTCTTTTAAACCAATGATAAGCTTCCAAACTATCAGTTAAAATAGCACCACCTTTGCTTAGTTTGAAATGCTTATAAGGACCTGTAAAAGATATACACATATGTGTTCCTGGTTTGTACATATCCGCTGTAAAACTTAAAGCAGAATCCCAAACATTAGTTGGCTCTAATTGATATGCTCCTTTAATTGTTTTTCCTTCTACTGGTCTAAATTTTACTTTAGCACCAGCATGAATAATTTCACAAGGAACTGAAGGATAAGTTCTTGATGGTATAGTAATTTCCATACCTGCTACTTTTTCATACATCATTGCAAGAAAAAGTGCGTTACTTTGATTATCAACTGTTATTACATAGGGAGCACCTGTATAATCAGCTAGTGCTTTTTCAAAGTCTTCTGTTATCTTATAAACGCCATTAGCCATTTAATTTTTTATTTTTTAATTATATTTTATATACCAATGTTGTTTAAAAGTTTTAATATATAAATAAGTGAAGTACTTAAAACCTATATTTGAATTTGTTGAGCCTTATACATTTGAATATGGCGATCATAAAGGTGCAACTTACTACTATTACTTTTCTGATAGTGTAAATGATTTTAGAGTAGAGATTGATAGAAAACCAGAAGGTGAGGTTGAGATACTTTATCGTGTTAAAGATGGTGATGAATGGACATTCAAGTTGGTTTCTACAAATATTTATAGAATTTTAAAAACTATATTCGGTGAGATAATACCAGACTTTATAAGTAAAAATGATTGGTGTCAAATGATAACAATTAAAGGTTTAGGAAAAGGAACTGAAAAGGAACCAATACATCAAAGAACAAAAGTATATTATAGATATCTAAAAAACAATCCAATAGAAGGATGGGAATTAGATAAATATGGTAATGAAATATACTTAGATAAAATAATTTAACATTATGAATAGACCAGAAGTAAGAATTATACAAAATCAAGAAGAAACAACACAACCGGCTAATATTGACAGTTGGGAGGCGGAACAACTTCTTCGTAAATACGGACATCAACCACAACAATTCACAACTAGAGAAGAACAACCTGTTCACAATCCTAGTATGGATTTAACTTTTGAGGAAATGGTCGCTCAACATGAAGCCAAATTAAAAGAAGAAGAACAAAGAAGAATAGCAAGAATGCAAGGACCAAAACCAACAACATTTAGTGGTAATAGAGGCTATGATGCAGAAGTTAAATATGGCACAGATGAAGATACTGGTTTTAACTTTAAGATTGAAATAACAACTGATATGAAATTACCAAAAAATATTAATAAGTATGAGAATTAAATATTATAGAGAATTTGATCCAACATTTAGTGAAAAAGATGAAATTTTTAAAACACTAAATGAAATACTACTTGAACTACCTGAAGAACATCCTGATATAGAATATAGTTTAGATTATGAATGGGCTTCAAGAGTTTCAATAGGGTATCATGATTTCGGTAAGAGACCTGCTAAGATTAAAATAATTTTTTCTGGGCTTGAGAAAATTAAATATAAAGATATAGAAGATTATATTATTAGAGTAAGTGATTATCTAAAATCAATAGGTCTTAGATTGATTATGCAAACCGCATTTGGTGATGACTATGATAATCGCTATGATGATTGGAAAGAAGGAAAGATAAATATCTCAGATTATAGAATTGTATTTAGCATTTAATGAACTACACAAAAGCTAAAGACTTTTGTGTTTCTACGCCACACTCATAATCCAATGATTTACGTTGAGTGACGCTGGGTTGGTTCCTCAACCCGAAGTTTCTTATATTTAAAGCAGCATTTATGTCCCGATCGTCAGTTGGATATATTCTATATTTATAGGATTTTAACATAATTTATATATTAAAAATTGTTACCTTCCTTATAAAAAGTTAAGTCAAATTCATCACAGAAGCTAAAGACTTCTGTGTTTTCTTTGGTGGCCTATATAAAAACCCACTCATTTGAGTGGGTTTTCTTTTTTAAGCATTATACTTAAAGTTATGATTCTCTTGGATATTCAAGAGTGTGTTATAAATCAGTTTAATAATATTTTCAATATCTAAACGATGTGCGGTTTCTACTGTACTGTGCATATACTTCAAGGGAAGTGAAATCAATACTGAAGGTACACCACCAACTGGAATTAGTAAAAGAACTAATATAAATCCTGCTGGAACATCTAATGTGCATAGATTTAATACTGATGAAGTTTATGATGATATATTAAGAAGTATAGAATATATGAATGAACAAGGATGGGTTTTGCATAAAATACATGTTGCTGGATTTGAAGGTAAAAGAATTTTAAAATTAAAAGACTTAAAAGAAAATAAATCTGTTCTATTATTAACTTTAAATTGGAAGAGAAAATAAAATAAATATAATTGTAAAAAAGAACCTTATCCAAAGTGGAAACTTCCTTATTCAAAGAGACCTTCTTATTAAATCCTCAATATAAGATTTAATTGTCTCCTTATCATCTAAGATATCTTTAACTTTTTTAATAAGGTCCCTATCTAACTGAACATTTATATTTAGCTTATTATACTCTTTAGTGTAAGCCTTTGTAGACTCATATTGACTCTTTTTTATTTTTTCCTTCATAGGGGAATATAATTTTTTTATATATACATTATAATAAAAATAAATAAAAAGTTATGAGTAAAAAACTAACAACAGAAGAGTTTATAGAAAAGGCTAAAAAAATACATGGTGATAAATATGATTATTCACTTGTTAATTATATAGATAATAAAACACGTGTTAAGATAATTCATAACGGATTTGTATATGAGCAAAGACCTGACTCACACTTAACTGGTAGAAGATGTGATGATATTACAAAGAAGAAGTTAACAACTGAGGAATTTATTAAAAGATCAAAGGAAATACATGGTGATAAATATGACTACTCAAAAGTTAAATATTTAGGTATTAATAAGTGTGTAGAGATAATATACAGAGGAGCCACATATAGACAAAAACCTCAAAATCATTTGATTGGTCAATGTCCAGAAAAGAAGTCTAATAGACTCAGTAGTGAAATTTTTATAAAAAAGTCACGAGAAATACACGGGGATAAATATGATTATTCACTAGTTGAGTATGTTGATAGCCATACCGAAGTTGAAATAATATATAACAATGTAGTATATAAACAAAAACCATATAATCATCTATCGGGGAAATCCCCAAGAGGCACAGAGAATAGAAACGTAAGTAAGGGTGAATTAAATATAGAAAAATATCTAATAGAACATAGAATAGATTTTATTAAGCAACACTGGTTTGTAGATTGTAGAAATATTCTTCCATTGCCCTTTGACTTTTATCTACCTAAGTTAAACACATTAATAGAATATGATGGAAAGCAACACTTTGAGTCAGTTGACTTATTTGGTGGTGAAAAAGGTCTTAAAATAAGAAAGGAATGTGATAGTATTAAAAATAAATACTGTGAAAAAAATAGGATATCCCTATTAAGGATATCCTACTTGGAAGATGTCAAGTATAAACTAGATAAATATTTAACTACGAGTTATACTTAAAATTGTGATTTTCTTCTATATTTAGAAGTGTGTGATAGATTAACTTAATAACATTCTCAACATCGTCTTTATGACAAGTTTCCACTGTAGTGTGCATGTATTTCAAAGGAAGTGATATAAGAGCCGATACCGCACTTACTCTATAAGCAAATGATTCTGTATCTGTTCCGGTTGAACGAGAAGAAGCCGCCAATTGAAAAGGAATTTCTTTATCGTTGGCTACATCAAGTACCAACTTTCTTAACTTATTATGAACCGCTGGAGCTCTTGTGATAACACCACCCTGACCAGCATTTACCTCACCTTCTTTTGAAGCAGTGTAACAAGGAGCAGATGTTTCGTGGCAAACATCAGTTATGATAGCCACATTAGGTTTAATTGTTTGAGCAATCATTTCAGCACCACGAAGACCAATTTCTTCTTGAACTGAATTAACAATGTACAATTGATAAGGTAATTCTCTGCCTTTCTCTTTTAATCTTCTTGCTACCTCAGCAATCATAAAACCACCGATACGATTATCTAAAGCACGACCTGTATAGTAGTTTTTGTTTAACTTCATGAAACCATCTTTGAAAGTAACAACTGTACCAACTTTGATACCCATTTCATTTACTTCATCTTTGTTAGCAGCACCAACATCAATAAAGATAGAATCTAAATCTACTTTATCTTTACGATAGTGAATGTGAATTGCTGGATGACCAAAGATACCATCAACTGGACCTTTGTCTCCCCACAAAGTAACTCTCATAGATGGTGCAATTTGGGCATCAGATCCACCATTCTTAATTACTTTGATATAACCATTTGAATCAATGTGATTTACAAACCAAGAAATCTCATCTGAGTGAGCTTCAATTACAACTTTGAAGTCAGAGTTCATATTACCCATAACGCCATAAGCTGTTCCGTAGTTGTCAATATCTACTTTATTTACAAATTTGGAGATATAGTCCATCCAAACTTTCTGACCACCAAGCTCATATTCAAAACCGGTTGGTGAATTGCTATTCAAATAGCTTTCAAGGAATTTTTCGTTTAACTTCATATTATTTTATTTAATTTAGTTTCTCTTAAAAAAGGAGTTATTATCTTATATGTTAATTCAATCATTGAGTTTTCAGATGTATAAACTTGGTCGCCTACTTCAACGTGAATATTGTAATATGTTATATCAACTTCTTTATTATCAGACCACATATTAACTAAACTATAATTCTTTTCAATTCTTATTTGAGTAGAGATTTCATTTTGTTTATAATATAGTAAATAGTGATTATCCTGAGAGATAATCATTAAATCATCTATCAGTAACTTACTACTAAAATTAAGACCTTCATAGATAAGTCTAATATCGTTCCAAAGTTTTTCTAACATAGTACGCTTTCTATTTTTTTGTCTCGTTCAAATGATTTGGTTACATTGGTAAATAACCAACTTTTGTTTTCAAACTTCCCAGGATCTAGGTTTTTCTCAATTAAAGCAAGTGATATAATACTTTCTGTTTTATATTCAGTTATATCACCATTGTTATAGATAACCTTTTCAAGATATGAGTAAGTCTCTGAAGTAGGTCTTCCCTTAAAGAATCTGACTACAATAATATCACCTTTTAATAGATCTATAGTCTCTGTTTCATCCCAGTGACTAGAATCACTCATTTCAGAGTACCTTCTTGGTCCGCAATTTAACCAAGTAAAATCATAATTAATCAAAAAGAAGTGTTCTTTTTGTAATTTTTCATGAACTTGGCCAGGTATATAATCCATTATCATATTAATATAGATTTAATTTTATCTTCTCTTAGTTGTCTTTCAGTTTTCTTAAAATGATAAGTTGCATATTCACTCTCATAACCACCATCACATATTACAGTAATAACATAAACACAATTATGATGTGTATTTTTACACTTAATAACAGTATATGGTTTATTAGCAGTAATTGCCTTCCAAGTTTTTTTAGTTGTAAAAACTTCATCACCTGGTTCAAACTGAGGGTAGTACCTATCTTGAGCATATACACCATCCCAACTCATAATATCATTCTTAATTTATACTCTCTAATAATTGGTTTCATATTTTCTCTATCTAAATCTCTAAAACATTTCTGATTTAGAAAATCTGGTGAAATTAAATGCTTTTCAGTTTTAATAATACTTTCAACAGGTGAGTCTGGTTTTACTTGTAAATCAATAGTTCTTAAATATCCATATGCTTCTAAGTTACCAACTTTAGAGGCAAAATACTTTAACTCTCTAAGTAAGTTGCCAACTCTTAAATAAAGTCGATCCTCTGGATATTTTATATAATTATAATCTTTAAGCATTATGATAATAATCTATTTAATTGAATATTTCTCAATTCATCAGTTGTTCTATGAAACCACCAAGTTCTTTCATAAGCTTGTCTTAATTGTTTCCAATTAGGCATTGAATCCCAAACACCATAAACAAGTAAATCATCAGCCCAAAGTGGTAATCTTTGAATCTCGGTTTCAATTTCACCAAAGTAATTCTGATAAGTTTTTGACACACCATCTTTATCTTTTACTTCATAATCGTATTCTAAATTCCACTCCCAAGTTCTTCTAACATCAACCCATTCGACTTCAATAGTTTGGTCACATGGTAAAGCATTTATATACATACCCAACTTTGGATAAAATAATTCATGATCGTGTGGTATATTTGAACGGTACCTACCATCTAAAATTTTCTCATATAAAAAGAATTGACCTATTTTATTAGGATGTAAATTAGAAATAAAATCGTACTTTTTATAATGTTTGGTAAATAAATCTTTATTTACAATTTGTAAATTTGATTCACCAATTCTATCAGAATTAAGAATCAATTCATCTTTTTCAAGTATATAGATTGACTTATTTTTACTCTTTATGATTTCTTCTTTTGTCATTATTTTGCCTTTAATGTGTATATCCAAATTGCTTCATAAACGAAGAAACAACCAGCCAAAAACATAATGAGTTTATACATATCATCATTGAAGGCATTCATTTCATAGAATGAAAAAAAAGCCATTAGAATCATGACTACTATTAGAAAGTATTTTATTACTAATGTTTCTCTCATTTGAAATCTTGGTTGCTTCTATAATTACTTAAATTAATTGTATCAAATTCATCCTTTCCAACATCAGCGACTACGCCCATCATTTTTAAGACATCATTGATTGGAGCCAATTTCATATCTTGCTCACTTGACTTACTATACTCTTTTTTGTTATTCACAAAAAGTTTAGCTTCTTGAATACCCCATCCACCAAAATAATCAGTTGATATTTTAGCAATTGTTTTGTCTTTACCAAAGTCTCTAATATTAGGAATATGAGTAGTGGCTAAAATACCTTTTGGTAGTTCAGTCCATTTTATCTCTTTAGATTTTTCTTTATTATCTAATACAGAGTTTATTTTCTCATCTCTTAACTCTGACTTACTCATTAGATATACTGATATACAATGTCCCATATAAATACAAAAATAAATAATAAATGGCATTTGGCAAAATAAATATATAGAGTAATAAAAAAAATTGTTATAGATGAGTATAATTTCACTTTCAACCTATGTTGATATGTCTGGAGCAGCAACTCCATCATCAGGTATTATAATGGGTTTAGACACCTTAGACGGAAAACTTAAACAAAAAGACTCTTCCGGTATTATCACTGAAGTTGGAACAGGTGGAGGTGGCGGAACTGGAACATCAGGTACATCTGGAACATCAGGTACTAGTGGCACAAGTGGAACATCAGGTAATATAGGACCACAAGGTATAGATGCTGCAAATAGTTTTAGATGGATGTTTGGTTCTAGAGGAATACCTGGTGAGTTTGAATTAAGTGATCCTTGGTCTTCAACTGGAAACTTAGTAAGCATAAACTATCAAACATCTAATTCATTTAGTGCGCAGAGTTGGTTATCTACTCTTGGAACATATCTATCAGTTAATCCAAATCAAGCTTATCTACAAATAACTCAATCTGATAATACAGGAAACTTTCTTCTTTATCAAGTATCTAATGCAACAGATGGTGGCACTTATTGGTCATTTACTTGTAACTTAATTTCATCTAATGGTGGTTCTATGCCTGGCTCAAGCTATACAATTAGTTGGGTAACTTTAGGCTTTGCTGGCGAACCAGGTTCAAGCGGAACATCAGGGAGTTCGGGTTCAAGCGGAACATCAGGAACCAATGGTGCTAAAGGTGCTAGTGGTATCGATGGTTCAAATAGCATACAATGGACACATGAGTCTGGCTCAGGTGGTACTTTATCTGGATCATTTGATATTGATATTCCACCTCAAATTATAACAGCTGTAACTAAAATCTACATAAATAAAACTAATAAACAAGGAAATGATGTAACTAGTTGGTTACTATCACTAAATGATTATGTAAATGATCATCCAAACAAAGCTTATATACAAATAACAAATACTAATGATAACTCAGAATTTGGTATATACTCTGTTAGCTCTTCAATAGATTATACAATCACAGGTGACTATTTTGAATTGACAGTATCAAATGTAAGTGGTAAGGCTACATCATCTTTTAATCCAGGTGACACCTACTCTATTAACTTCACATTATTTGGTGATACTGGTTCAAGTGGTACATCTGGGTCATCTGGTAGTTCAGGAACATCCGGATCATCTGGTAGTTCAGGAACATCAGGACATTCAGGTGAGATATTTGTTAATCCTCCTATATCGACATCTCCTATGATAATAACACCGACACCAGGAAATCTTAACCCTGAATATTATGCGGTTGATACATCATTATCATCAATTAGTATAACATTATCATCTGCCGCACCACTAATGGATGGTAAAATGATAATAATTAAAGATGAAGCGGGTAATGCTGGAAGCCATTCTATAACAATCTATCCTCACTTAGGTGAAACAATTGATGATTACACATCTAGTAGTCCATTGGAGTTAAATGTTAGTTGGGTTTCTATTACTCTTATAAAGAACGGTGCTGGATCTTGGTTTATAATCTCAAAAGTTCATTAATAGTTATTTAGTCTGGAATTTATTCTCCAATCTACATACATTTTTAAAGGCTTTATTATAATAGACAAAATTTTCATAAGTCTATATATAATAAAGCCTTTAGCTCTTTTTAAACAATGTATTCAGATAAAATATCGTCTGATAAAGTATCAATAAATCTCTCAATTAAATCGATTTCGACATCTAAATCACCATTGGTTCTAAATTGTCTAAATGAACCAGAATCATAAAATCTCATAATATATTGACCTCTTTCTGGAAAAACAGTAAAACAAAATCTTGTTCTACCAGAATTAGAAGCTTGTACCCAAATTCTTCTATAACCAGGTAATAGTCTTTCATTCAATAGTTCTTGTAACAGAGCTAAAGTGTTTTCAAATGTAGTTTCTCTTCTTGAGAATCTTGTATAAATTGCTTCCATATTTTTATTCTTTTTGCGGAGAGCAGTGGACTCGAACCACATGCGAATGAACGCACCCAACGCTTTCCAGGCGTGGCTAATACCCCGATTAGATTACTCTCCAATTAGCGGAGAGCAGAGTATTCGAAACTCACACGTTTTACCGTGCCACTCGCTTAGCAGGCGGTGGTAGCACCCTGGCTACTTTACTCTCCAAATAAGAATACAAAGATTACCAATCTTTATCAGTGGTTAGCTGATGGCTTATGGATTCGAACCAGTCCAGCCAGGACTTTGCCAGTATTCTATTTTGCGGAAGCGAAGGGAATCGAACCCCCAAACCTTTTACAGCCGCTTGTTTTCAAGACAAGTTCCTCGTCCATTCGGGCCACTTCCAGTTGCGGAGAAGTGAGGTGTCGATCCCCATACCCGAAGGTACCAGCAGTTTTCAAGACTGTGCTTAGCGCCGGCTAAGTTACTTCTCCATTTGTAGTTCCAGAAGGATTCGAACCCTCATTTCTCCGTTCGTAGCGGAGTGTCCTGTCCAGTTGAACGATGGAACCATATTAAAACAAAAAACCCTCAAACTTGAAGTTCGAGGGTTTCACAAATATCTTATTATACGACTATTATGAATACGATCGAACCTCACTCGTTTTTGACGAGCGACTTGAACTTGACGATGTAATCTTAATAGTTTTCATATCTTTATATATTAATTTTTTTCTCTTTGTTTCTACAAATTTAGGTACTTTTATTTAATTTGCCAAATTTTTTTTATACTAAATCCTCAGCATCTTTTAACATCTTTTATTTATATATTAAAATCAAAAAATATCTTTTAATTCTCTACAAGTTTTATTCCTTCTTTTATTCTAGTTTCTACTAATTTAGTAAATCTATCTAAATATTTATTTAATACTTCTAAATCTATATTAGATACCTTACCTCTTTTCAATAGGTTAGATAGATCCATATAATTCTTTATAATACCATTCTTAGTATAAGAGTCCTCTTCATGTCCATCAATCAGAGAGAATACTTGACCAAATTGAAAGGCTAAAACCTTATAAATGTCTTCTAATCTTTCTTTTTTCCCTGGAAAATCAACCATTTTAACAAAGTCAATTTTCTTTAAAACTTCTAGTTTTTCTTTCAAATCACCTCTAAGTGCTGATTTTATCTGAGGTCTTAATTGAGTTCTAGAATAAAATGTTATAATAAATCTAGCAACTCTTAATATTTTTTCATCAACATCTCTCACTACAGGTGAGGTTATTGGGTTTGGAAAAAATTGTTTATGATTATCATATGTATAAAAAATAACATTATTTAATTCATCAATAGTTCCCTTAAATACTTTAACAAGATGCCCATCTTTGAAAATACCTAAGTTACAATTCAAATCTTTATCAGTTAATACCTTTGATAGCAAATCATTATAGTATTTGCAGATATTATGTGCCTTATCTATATCTTGTGGTATATCATCAACTGCAACTAAAACATCATAGTCACTTGAGTCCTCTGATCCAAATAGATAAAACTTAAAATCTTCAAAGTTCTTATACTCTTTTAAGTACCTCATGAACTATATATTAATTTTTGCGGGGTACTCGATTTTTTTATCCATTTTCTAATAGAATTGTCACTAACACCATATTTTCTACCTGTTCCGGAATATCCTAGACTTTTAATATCTTCTTCTAATTGTTCTAAAGATGGTCTTTCCACTTTCCTACTATCTAATCTATAACATGGTTCACATCTATCTTTAGACCAAGTGCATTTAACACCACATTGTTTACATAAATATTCCTTTTTATTTCTCTTGGTATTTTTTCTACTAACTTGATGTTTTCTTTCTTTAACTTTTTTCTCTTCAATAGTAATTTCAAAAAATGGTTTAACATCTATTAAATTATTAATATAGTTTTTCAAATTTGTAACATATTCACTCTTTTTATCAAAATTCAGTTTTTGATATTCAGACCAATTTATTCTGATAATAACCCAACCGTTATCTTCTAAGAATTTATTTCTTCTTTTGTCACTTTCAACTATCTTTTCATCATAGTAGTGTTGACTACCATCAATTTCTATATCTATCTTCTTATCAGGTATACAAAAATCTAGTTCATAAAGTCCCATATAAAAGGACTTAACAACATCGATTCCCTCATTTTTAAATACTTCAGTGAAGTATTTTTCTGGATAAGATTCTTTACTACTGTGATTGAGTTTATAAGGAACTTTATCTGGATTTTCAGATAAATACTTCTTTCGTATCTCACTTATTTTCTTTTTAGTCTCTTCTGTATGTTTTCTTGGTTTTTTACCACTATTTACTTTAGATAATCTAATAGATTCGTAGTTTGGGTTATCTTTACAATTTGAAGTATGCACTGCGATTTTACTACAAGTCTCTTCTATCCTACCACAATATTTACATGAATATTCTAATCTATCAGGATTGTGTCTACAGTGTATTAGATGTCTTTTCAAGCTTCTATTTTGTGAATAAGAAGATCCACTAAACTCTTTATTACAAAATTCACATTTACACATATTTAATATAATTTATTTTATATATTAAAATATCGAACCTACGTTTTAAAAAAGTAAGATTACTACGACAGACGTATTTAGTGGATCCACCGAGACTCGAACTCGGACTACCAGATTAAAAGTCTGGGACGCTACCAATTACGTCATGAATCCTTTGTGATCCTGGGGGACTCGAACCCACAACCTTCCGATTAAGAGTCGGAAGCTCCACCAATTGAGCTACAAGATCGTTTTTATTTTAGTGATCCCGGTGGGACTTGAACCCACATCCTTCCGGTTAAAAGCCGGAAGCTCCACCAATTGAGCTACGGAATCATTGTTTTTAATGGCAACGACCCCTCTCAATTGGTCGTTGCCTAGCGTTTATATTTCAACTTACTTTTCATTTTCTTAATCTAATTTTTACTTTTTTATTTTAATCCATTTTCTAATTGTGTTATCACTAACACCATACTTTCTACCAATAGCTTTATATCCAAACTCAACAACTTCTTCTTTTAGTTTTTCAATTGACGGTCTTTCAACTTTTCTATTTTTTATAGAGTTACAATCTAAACACATTTTACTTGTTTTGAATATTTCTCTACCACACTCACACTTTCTTTTTTCTTTTTTCTTCCTATTTTTACCACTATAAGTTTCGGTCTGTGAGTGACAATTTGGACATAAGAATGTTAGATTTTCTAATCTATTATCATCATTAACTCCATTTTTGTGTTCAAGATGTAAGCTTAGATTTTTACCATTCCAATCGCCATCATTTCCACATTCCTCACATCTGTAATCAATTAGTTTATTTTTAATAATTCTTTCTTTTAATCTTTGTCTACTATAAAAAGAACCTTTTATAAAAACATCAACATCATCAATTTTTTTACTAATTTTATTTTTATTCTCATAATTAAACTCAGGAATTATAACTCCTAATTTAATTAATTGATTCTTAATAGATTTGTATGAACCAGACCCATTAGATGAAGATCCTATTTTTAATAGAAACTCTCTAAATGATTTAGACTCATTCAGTTTTCTCTGAATATCAGATATATCAAGGTTATCTAAAATTTTCATATATAAGTTTTTATTTTATATATTAAAAAGTTGAACCTCTCCATACCTTTTTAGCACACCTGCCTGGGCTCGAACCAAGAACTTTTGTTTTGGAGACAAAAATGATACCATTTCACCACAGATGTATTTTTAGCACAGGTAAAGAGACTCGAACTCTTAGCCACTCTTACGAATTACCGGGTTGGAGCCGGCTGGTCACACCAATGAGTACCTGTATTTTGTGTGACAGATCGGATTCGAACCGATGTCTCTGGTTTTTCAAACCAAGCGCTACAGGCTTACGCCACCGTCTCAGCTACTGCCACATTTGTAGTGAAGGGAGCTAGAATCGAACTAACACTACCGGTTTTCCGCCCGGTACACTACCATTATGTTATCCCCTCTTTTTTGGGTGAACGAGGAATTTCGAAATCCCGACCCTCGGCTCCACAAACCTGCGCTCTACCGATTGAGCTACAATCACCATTTTTTTTTGGTGGAACCTCCCGGTAACGATCCGGGCTCCCTGGATTTTCAGTCCAGTGCTTTCACCTGATTAGCTTAGGTTCCTTTTCTACCTTGAATCCATCCATTGTTCAGATAATATTCAAGTTCATTTTCTTTTATTTTTTTAATAATACCATCTTTATTAATCCACTTTGTACCATATTGAGAGTTTAATTTACCAACATTTTTGGATTTTTTCATTTTCTGAATAGTCTCCCTTTTATGTCTTTTACCAGTCCAATCCATAGGTTGCTTTTTTTCTCTATCTCCTCTCTCATATGATTTTCTCATATTTTCTGAATTTCTTATCTTTTCAAGCCCTCTCCATTCTGGATTATTATCTCTCAATTCTTTCTTTTTAATATTAGATCTATTAGCATTCTCTATTTGTTGTTCTTTTGTCCACCCACCAATACCACCTTCTTTTAAATTCATACATAATTCATTTTTAATTAAATCAGTATTAACAAGGTTTCTCTCAGCTTCAAACATAAGTTCTCTACTATTGAAAAATTCTAATATATCTATTTCAAAATTCTCCTTTCCATATTTTCTCATCGAGTATCTAAGTCTTTTACCGGATCCTAAATACCCATCATTCATTTTTATTGTACTATGTACTCCTATATAAAATTTACCATTCATTTTATTGGTAGTCTTATATAAGAAGTAATACCTTACTTTTTCTTTTTTCATTTTTTTTTGACTTTTGATTTCTTTATATATTAAAATCAAAAGTCAAAAAAAATCAAGGGGTGTCGTACGGGATTTGAACCCGTCCCTTGGCTTTCACAGAGCCATATGCTCGTCCGAAGACTCACCGCTGACACTAACGACACCATATAAAACAAAAAAGTCCGAACTTTTTTTAAGTTCGGACTTTGAATATTGTCTTGTATAAATATAGATTTGTTACATCTTATTTGAGAGCAATACACTTTCAGTACCGAACTGGTTTCTAAACCACTTATTCGATTTACTAAAATGTTTATGTGTGCGATTTGTTCTCATTGTTATTATATATTAAAAAGTTTTTGTTCCTTTTGTTATTTTCTGTATTATTTTATACAAATATAGAAAGAAGTTTTAAATCTACCTAATTTTTTTTTATTTTTTTATTTTTAGTTTGTTTCTACTCTTATACAGTCTGTTGCTAATACTGTTTGTTCTTTACCATCAACCCAGAATTTAACTTCCTTAGTAGATATCATTTCAAATGAATCACAGTAGATAAATGTTTCCATATAATTTAATCCAGAGCCGTTACAAACAGTTAGTTTATAATTTTTACTTGAATATAAATTATAAAATGCAAAAGCTGAAAATACTATACAGATTGCAAATAAAATGTTTCTAATTTTTTTCTCTTCCATAAAACAAAGATAAGGAGAAAATTAGAAGTTGCCAAATTATTTGACAACTTCTTTAATAGTTTCTGAAACCATTTTTTTATCAGCTGGAAGTGTTGCAAACTCTTTCATTATAGCACCAATTTGTGTGATACCAGAATTTACAAGTTCAGTTACTTTAGCAGTAACTTCTTCTTTAGACATTTGCTTTGGAAGATATACTTCAACAATAGCCAATTCAAGTTTAGACTTTTCGTCATTAGCCATTGAAATAGTTTCTTTAAGAGACTTAACAGTTTTTGTTAAAATCTTAGTTACTTCAACGTCTGAAAGATTATCAGAACCTACATTCTTTTCAACGGTTTGAATTTCACCTTTCACAACGGAAAGTATGCTTTTAGCAACAGCGTTCTTTGATTTAAGAGCTGTTATAAAGTCTGCATTAATTTTTTCTTTCAGTGTCATATACTTTGTTTTTAATAATTTCTAAATAAAAAGAAGACTTTGGAACGCCTGTCAAGTATGGTTGGAATCCGAGAACCTCTGGAACTTGACTTTTAGTGACCTCATCACTTAGGATTACCTTTTAATGGCTCATCGCCTTGGTTGAGCAGTGTTACCATTCTGCTCGGGTAATATCTTCTTTGAGTTGGATTTAATCATTAGTTATTTGAGATATCTATCACCAACACAATTTTGATATCTACACCCTTACTATATCATTATTAATATATTATACAAGGTAGTTCACTGTTTTTTAACAAGGGTGTTAAATTATTTGACAGTTACTTACTACCATAATTTCATTGAGACTCACACTTTTTTCTTATCATATTTTGTGAGGTCTTTCGACTTATCCTTTTAGGACTGTTGTCTCAATGACTTGGTTAATTCTTATACAAAGATAGTAACAAAGTTTTAATTTGCCAAATAATTTTTAATATATAGTTTATGAAGTATTTAAAGTTATACGAAGCATTTGAATCAACAGCACTATCTAAAGCGATTAAGTATCTTAGTAATAAAGTAGATAAAGATTCTGTTAATAGATTTCGTAGCAGATTATTGAAATTACAAGAACAACTAGATATTCCTATCAGCAAAATCAGTGATAAGGACATTAAATACTTAAATAGAAATCAAGCCTTAAAATTAAGAAGTGATAAAGATTCTGAAAATCCAAGAGGAATTTATTGTCTTAAATTTTGGTTTTCATTAAATGAAGGTTACATTGGATTTACATCAACCGGTAACCAAGTGTATAAGTTTGAGGAACGTAAAAGAAGAGGAAGTTATGGCGAGAAATATAGTGATGAAGAAGTTGATTATATCAAGAATAATCTAGGAATAAAAACTGGAAATTTAACACCTGTTAAAAACTATGATACAGATTTGAAACATGGTTCATTTGTTATAGGTGTTTTCTCTGATGATGGGGAAGATTTATCAAGATTAGGCTTAGCTAAAATATGGAGAGATGGTGATTATGCATATGCCATACAAAATGTTGCCTCAGGTGGATCATCTGATAATGACATAGATGGTGAAAACTGGACAGACTGGAGAAATGATGAATCTTTTGGACCTCGTAGATTTTCAGATTCTTGGTCATTGAATAGCGTACATTCTCCCGGAGATGATCATCATAAACTATATATTTACACACCATCAGAAGAACCTCTTACTGTAGAAGGATATCAAAAAACAATTAAAGAAGAAGGTGAGGAAAACCCATTAGATTATAATTTACCAACAAATTCAAGATTTCAAGTTGGTAACTGGTTTAATTATGATTGGTCCATTAATAGTTATGAGGATTTGAAAAGAGCTGACTTTGCTGTTGTTTTAATATTGGAAGACCTATTTAAATTAAAAACAGTTTCATCAATAAATAAAGAAAGAAAAGAGTCAAAAGAAGGAGCTAGTAAATTTTTATCTGATGATACAATTAGAAGAATGAATATTGAAAGGTATTTAACTGCTTTAGGGTATCATTATTAATTTCAATGTAAGGTTTTGGTAAGACACGTACTAACTTACAATCAACTTTCATTGTTGGTAAGCCTTCATCAATGGCTAAATAAATATTATATAATCCCGGAGTAGAATATTCTACAGGTAGTGGTGTTTGTAATGTTGAGCTTGGTATAGAAGAAACATTACAACTGGTATATACTATACGGGATAGTGTATTATCCATATTGTTTGCAGTAGTAGGTAAAATGGGAATCACGACAGACATTGAAGAACTAAAAAATCTTCAAAAGTTAATACTAAAGTCTATATGTAATGAATTTGGATTTATATCTATATACAAAAGCAGACCAAGTTTTGACTATTTAGAAAACATATCTGGTTATCTTTATGATATGATAAGAACAGAATTGAAAGAAGATAAAGAGCATTACTTATCAAGAATAGTCAGTTCATTTAAATCATTAAATGATTACTCCGAAGACTATAGAAAGACATATACAGAATGTCTTAGATATATAAATAATAGTGGATTGGAATTGGTTATAGAACTATTCAATCTATTTATAGAAATTGGTAAAAAGATTAAAGATTATCTACTTTCACAAAATGTTCAAACTATTGAAGATTTAAAAATGATAGTTACTAAATTGAAATCTATCAGAAGTTTAGTTGGTGAAAAAGAATTTCAATTTAGCGGATACACTAGAAGTGTCTTAAATGATTTTCATTATACAAGTGATGTTCAGTATTGGATAAACGATTACTCCGAAAGAAGAAATAATGATATTTTAGAAGATATTAAAAAAACTAAACAGATTGAAAGATATGTTCAATCAATATTGAGATAACATACTTACCTCTTTTTTACGAGCATCTATCTCATAAATCAATGATAAACAATCTTTCTTTAAAGACTTTAACTGTTTTTCAGAATCCTTACTTCCAATTTTCTTTAAATCTGACTCAATTGTTAGTATTTCTTCGTGAATTGATTTAGCAATCGTTTCAAGATCGTTAATAACTTCTTTTTGAATATCAGGAATAAGTGATTTATAAAAAGGATTAGAATATATAATCTCTTTATATTTTTCTTGGTCAAAACCCTTTACTATTTTTACGAGGTTTTTAAGTATATCCTCTTCTGTATTTGAGTTTCTAAGGTCTTCTAAAACCTTTTCATCGTTCTTTGTCTTACGAGCCATGTTACATACTACGACGGATCTCACGATCCATATCTCTTTTTTTAATAGTTTCTCTTTTGTCGTAAAGTTTTTTACCCTTTACTACTCCAATTTTAACTTTAATTCTATTGTGTGCTGTGAATATCTCAAGAGGAACCATAGTTGTTCCTTTATCTTGAAGCAACTTTTCAATTCTGTCTATTTCTTTTCTATTTAGCAATAGTTTCTTATCACGATTTTCATCATGTTTTTCTGCCATATGAGTTTGTTTATATCTGGCTACCTTCATATTCTTTAAGAATATTTCACCACTTGCTATATAAGCAAAACAATCAGTGATGGTTACATTACCCTCACGAATTGATTTAACTTCATTGCCCAATAGAACCATACCTGCGTCGAAGTCTTCCAACACAAAGTATTCATAATAAGCTTTTCTATTTGTTGTAATTTTCATTCTGCAAATAAATTAAAATTGGAAATAAACTTGTCTTTAATTCTTTCATTTCTGAAAGTGTAACCAATAAGTGTAATATCGGATTGCCTAACTAAGTCAAACAATTCTTTAATATCAATCATTATGATAAATGCTTATCGATAAAATCAGTAAATTTACTCTTACTACCTCCACCGCTCATTTGATCAATGATTTGACCGTCTTTATAAAGAAATAATGTTGGTATATTTCTAACACCTAATGACATTACTTTATCTCTATTAGCATCAGCGTCACATTTACCTACTTTAATCTTGTCTTTATATTCTTCTGAGATTTGATCAATAATTGGTGAAATTGCTTTACAAGGACCACACCAAGCCGCCCAAACATCAACAAGAACAACTCCTTCACTTACAAAGTCATCATAGTTGGTCTCGTTTAATTCAGTAATATATGCTACCATAATTTTCTATTATTTTTTATTTTATATTGGATATATTAGGAAAGTTTAAAACATCCAAATATCACTATTATTATTCTTATCTACTACTTGTTCAATATTAAGTATTTTATTGACTTTACCACGAGTATCATTAATTATTTTTTTTCTAACAGAAAGTTCTAATAATAACATGGTTTGTTCATCTAAAACTATATTTTTATCTACTTTAACACTTTCTAATATAGAAATAGCAATAAGTGGATCTTCTTTGAATGTTTCTAAGAACTTTTTGATGATCTCAATTTGTTCAGATATCTTCAACCCTTTTAGATTTTCAATTGAACCAGGTGCATACTTGCCAAATCTTTCCAATAAATCCATATCTTCTTTACTTATCTCTCTATCAACATAATGAACATCATTAAAAAAGTAATATAGCTTAGACCACATGTCTTTAAGAGTTTGGTCTTTACCATAAATATTTCTCATATAAAATAAGAAATCAGTTGATTTAAATATTCTACTAAGATTATCATCTTCAAATATCTTAGGGAGATTGCTATAAACAATTTTCTCAAAGTCATCCAACTCTTTTACTTCAGTTGTTATATCTCTAGCAACTAAATAGTAAAGTTCTACTTTCTCACCAGTTTTTGTGAAAACAAAATCTTCTGCCTCTAAATCTCTCGACATTTGAAAATAATTAGAAAGGATATGTTTATACTCCTTACACATTTCTAAATATCGTTCTCTAAATCTCAATTTAATTCTATCAATAAATCTATATGAGAGAGCATATTGAAGTAATTTGAATTCAAATTCATCAAGTTTGGCATTTAATTCTTTTGATTTCTTAGCTATACGAAGTGCTGTGTGTGAAGGAGTCATTAAATTTGAAACTTTTAACTCACCAGTTTTTAAGAAGTCTTCAAATTCAGAAGTCCAGTATAATTTATCATTGTCAATATCATAACCAATACGAGTAGCGTTGATATCAAATGATTTAATAATTAAAGATGGATCAGACGTATTTGATTTATACTTAATAGTATTGAACATTTCGTCTCTTTCGGATTCAACTATAGAGTAGAAGTCTTTGGTATAATTATTAAAATTCATACCATTATAATCTTCGTAGTACTTTGTTTCTTTTTCTTGGTACTTAAAAAGAGAATGAGAATCATTATCTAACTCTTCTTCAATACCATCAAAAACAAAGATGTCAATATCATTGACAATAGCTTTGTTACCAGATACCATTTCCCAAACAATGTTTGCAATGGAACCACCGGCTACAAAGCCGTGTAATGGCAATCCCCACTCAGATTTGATTCTATCTATAGCCTGTCTTCCTAAAGATTCTATGTTCATATTAACCTAGCATTTCATCGATAGCATCAAACTCTTTCTTAGTCTCGCGAACTAAGATAGCTCTGCCATTTCTAATTTGAGATTTCACTGTTGATAAGTTGAGATTAAGTTTATCAGATATATCTTTATATGACATCTTTTTAAGCTCTCTCATTTCAATAACATCACGATATGGACTTTTCAACATTGAAATGTGTCTTTTCATAATTTCAGCTTTCTTTGCGTGAATTTCATGAATGTGATTGTCGTTCTCGTCTTCTTGAATAAAATCCTTCATTGTTGTACCTTCATCGTCAAACTCAATATCTAATGACATTGTTTTCTTTTCGCTTTTAAGGTCTTGAAGTGCTAAGTTTTTTGCTATAGTAAATAGCCAGGTAGAGAATTGAGATTTTTCTTTTTCATATTTCTCAATTTTTTCAAAAGCCGCCATAAATGAGTCTGTTGAGATATCCTCGGCTTTTTGAGGGTCATTAGTAATTTTAGATGTAAAATAAACTAATTTTGGGTAGTACTTTGTGTAGAGTGTAGAGAAATCCTTACCCGTTCTTTCTCTAAAGATTTTTTCTTGTTCGCTGAATAAAATCGCCTTCGATTCCATAATTTGCCGTTCATTTTTTGTTTGAGGAGTCATTAATTCATCCTCAATAGTATTGCCATTTTTTGCCGTTAATGATGCTTGCGCATCAGAATAATTTATATTATATATATCAGCAAAAGTTGGCTCTGTTTCAAAGTTTTTTTCATTTTGTTCTAGTACTTCGGGTTTGTTTTTTTTCATATTTTTATAGGTCTGATTTTATTATTTGGTCGATTTTTTTATTACGCAGTTCTGCAAAGGTACAGAAATTATCTAAGTTTATCCTACACAATTTACCTTTATTTTCATCATCAGAGCATACCCATACACTAACTCTTGCAACATCAGCAGTCTCAGAGTATGCAGCAGTTCTAACAATATATTTTTCCCAATAGTTAATCTACTGTTATTTTCATCAGGCTCACCACCTAGATAGTAAAGAGTTCTTTCTTCTTCAGATTTGGTTTGTATCTCTTCCTTTGTTCTGATAATTCTTGGACCCTGAGGACCAGGTATCAAGCTACCCAAATTTGGAGTGTAGTTAAATTCTGTCATTTTAGTATTTCTTCTATTTTGTTATTTCTTAATCTTTTTTGTATTTCAGCTCTTAATAACTCATTATTATCATTGAACTCGGTATAAAATCTAAACTTATAGCCACCATTCAACATATATGTAAGTTGATGATTATTTGCTTTATGAATAGAGTCTAATATACCATCTTCTATTCTTTTGTATGTTTCAGCCTCTGGAAATTTACCTTTCTCCTTTTTGTCTAAAATTTTATTCAAGCCTTCTAATGTATTAACACATCTTTCTAAGTCTTTAACAAGCTCAGAGACACCATATTGGTCAATTTCGGCTCTACCTAAATTATAAATTAATGACATATTAATAAACGGCTAATTTTTCCACCTCACCATGGTTTTCTAAAATATAATTCATCGCATCATCAAATGATTTGAAACCATCAACATAGTCCCAATCAGTTTCATATGCTTCACCGCCTTCATATGGATCCATCCATAGTTGATAGGTTTTATCTTTTGCCCTTTCTAATTTCTTAGTTTTCGGGTTATACTTGTTTTCAAAGTCCTCATGTATTGAAAACCCTATCTCAGGATTTGATTTTAATTGAAATATTGTTATTTTCATTTTAGTAAATTTTCTAATTGTTCAACTGTAATAACTTCAACACCTAACTCAATTGCTTTCTTTTCTTTAGAAGAGCCAGAACCAATTGCCTTCATTACAAGGTAAGTAGTGTTTTTACTAACACAACTCATATTAAAAATCTTTAGTTGTGTCTTTACCTCTTTTTTCCATGTCTTCTCTTATGAGTTTCTCAATATACTTAGATCTTTTACCCAAGTCTTCATTTTCAAGATGTTCATCTAATTTTGATAATAATTTCTTATTCATAGAAAATGATATTTTTCTTTTCTTTTTCTCCTCTGATTTCTTATTCATTTTACAAATATACTAATTTTTTATTAAATAATCCAAAAATAATCTAAAAATACTACTTTTTGACTTTTGGAACTTAATATATATTATAAGAAAAAATAATAAAAGTTATGAAAGCTATAAAAGAAAAAGTATCTGTCTCCATTTCAATAGATAAAAAGTTAGATAATTATATGGAAGAAATGTTTGATAATAAGTCCGCATATATTGAATGGTTGATAGAACAAGATTTATTGAAGAATGGAGTAGACTTAGAAAAAATAATTATCTAATTATGGGAGTGATATATAAAACAACTAATTTAATAAACAACAAAATTTATATTGGTAAAAGAATATTCACCAAGGATAAATTCCTTAGAAATAAATACTATGGTAGTGGTAAATTATTAAAAGATGCTATAAATAAATATGGATTAGATAGTTTCAACAGAGAGATATTGGAGGAAGTTGATAATGAGTTTTTAGAGGAAAGAGAAATATACTGGATAAAATTTTATAATTCTAATAATTTAGAAATTGGTTATAATTTAACAATTGGTGGTAATTCTAAATATGGTAGAAAAATTGGAAATATGTCTAATGAGACTAAGAAAAAAATAAGCGAGTCTGTTAGTAAATACCTAAGTGAATATGGTCATCCTTTTCAAGATAAAAATCACTCAGATGAAACCAAAGAAAAAATTAAAAATAAATTAAAAGGTAGAAAACTAACAGATGAACATATAAGAAAATTAGCTGACGGTCATAGAGGTCTTAAATACAACAAACCTGAGAAAGAAAAGAAAATCAAAATAGACCAAAGTATTAAAATAAAACAACTATCAATGGACGGTTCTTTTATTAAAGAATGGAAATCTATTATGGAAGCAGCTAGAGAATTAAATATAGACAGATCAGGTATATCAAGAGCTTGTAGTGGTGTTTATAAACAATGTGGTGGGTATAAATGGGTTTATACAAACTAAAACATGAAAAAATAATATAAAAAATATGGAAAATAAAGTAAAATTAGGACAATTCTATACAAAGAGGTCCAAGTATATCATAGGAAATCTTTTAGAGGATTTAGATAAAAATCTAACAGTTGTAGAACCATTTTGCGGAGAAGGAGATTTATTAATATTTGATAATGAATATGAGATATATGATATAGATCCAAAAATTGAAGGTTGTGAGAAAAGAGATACACTATCAAATAAACCAGATTATAAAAATAAACTAGTTGTAACTAATCCACCATTCTTAGCCAGGAATAAAAATAAAGATAAATCTTTATATGATTTATATGAAGTAAGTGATTTATATAAAGCTGCTATAAAAAGCATAATTGATTGTAGTGGTGGTATATTAATAATTCCCTTAAATTTCTTTTGTGATGAGGATAATAAAATAAGAGATTTGTTTTTTAGTAAGTTTGATATAATTAGATTAAATATTTTTGAGGAGACGGTATTTGATGATACTACATATACTATATGTTCTTTCTCTTTTAAGTTAAAAGAGGATAGAAATGATGAGTATGATACAATTGAGTGTTGTTTTTTTCCCAATAAAGAAATCAAATATTATGACTTGAAAAAATCAACAGGTTGGAGAATTGGATCTGACTTTTTAGATATACTAAATAGTGTAGAAAATACTGGAATAAAAAGGTTAAGAATAGATGGAACACCAAACTCAAATCTATATTTACGAGCAATTGATACTGGGACAAATGAGGGAAGAATTGCTTTAAGTATCAAAAGAGAACATTTCTATGGTAAAGAAAGTGATAGATCTTTTGCTACTTTAGTAATGGATAAAGTATATACAGAAGAACAAGAGATTAAAATATGTGATGAGTTTAATAGAATTTTAGAATCAAATAGAGAAAAGTATAATTCTATGTTTCTAACAAATTTTAGAAACTCAACATCATCATATGCTAGAAAAAGAATATCATTTGATGTTGCTTATAAAATTATAAGTTATATTATAAAAAAAGAGGGATTTTAATCCCTCTTTTTTTTATTTTATCTTATTTATAAAATCTTCTAATTCATCAATAGTCATTGCTAAAACATTTGTTGATCCAAAGTCGTCATTTAGAACTTGAATTTTCGTATCAAAATATGGACCATCACAAATTGCTATATAATAATCATTACCTGATGAAATTTTATTACAATTTCTCAAAAAGTTTCTGATATCATTATATTGATTATCTTGAGCACCACCATAAGTGGCTTTGATATATTTATGTGAAGCATAAATGTTATTATCACCAACTTTAAAGTGAAAGTCAATAGATTTAACATCATTTAATCTTTCTGATGTAACTTTACCTTCAACAATAAACATTTTAGCACTATTTGGAAGATTTCTGAAATCAACAACATCTTCAATTCCGGATATATATGAAGCCGCTAATTTTTCATAGATATTTTGTTTAGCCGGATCTTTAGCGAACCACTCGGCATACATATCATCAGTCATGATTTTTGATTTCACTTCATCATATTCTCTACCAAACTTTTCAGCATGATTTGTAATTTTTAATACAAAATCCGGATTATCTATCTCATTTCTTACAAGTGAGATATTTATTTGTAATTGTTTTCTATATTCTAATTGATAATCTATTTTCACTTTCTCTTATTTTGCTATACAAATATAATGATTTTTCTTATAATGACAAAAGATTTTCTAAATCTTTTACATCTAAAATTTGTATTCCTAAATCAATTGCCTTCTTCATTTTAGACGAACTTGAACCTTTATCGGCGCAAACTAAATGTGTTGTGTTTTTAGAAACAGACGAGCATTCTTTCCCACCTCTGGATTCTATAATCTTAACAAGATCGGGTCTTCTAACCCCAGTGAAGATAAAAGACATACCTTCTAAATCATTAGAAACTTTAACAGATTCAACTTTTTCTATTATAGTAATTGGAAGACCTTTGATAAAATCAAAAAATTCATCATAACTATCAACATACGATTTAGCGGAAGATTCCGCAAACCCATCAATCATCATAACATCATCAACCGATGGTTTTGTTTTAAAATGTTCTAACTTCACCAATCTAAGTGATCCCAATCCTTTGAAGATACCAGTCGCATGTTGTAGTTTAGACAATTGAACACCTGTAATAGACTTTTGAATTGAGTTATAAACAATTTCGGCTTTACGTTTTCCAAAACGGTCAATCTTTTCTAAATCTTGTTTTTTAAGATTAAGAATATCTTTAATTGTTCTGTAACCAGCTTCCCACAATTGAGTAATAACACCTTCTGACACATTGTCTGCTTCTAAGATTTCAAAGAAAGCAACAATCTTTTTAAGTTGTTGTTCATCAGTTTCAAAAAGTGTTACTAATTCAACGCCATTCTCATTCCAATCAATGTTTGGAACATCAGGCATTTGAAATTCAACTGGAATGACAACATCCGCAATGATTGGAATAACCATTCCAGAACGTTTTACGACTACTTTAGCACCTACACCAAGCCCTAAGTCTTTTACGAATCTGGCGTTGTTACCAGTCACGTTAGATACTGTTACACCATCAAGTTTAACAGGTGAGATATGTAAAGTTGGTTTTAATAAACCTTGTTTAGAAATATTCCAAGAAATACCGATAATATCTGTTTCAGCAGATTGTTCAAAACTTGGATGTTTGAAGGCACGAGCCCATACTGGATTATTAGATGATGTTTCACGACCCAATTGAGATTGTAAGTCAAGACGATTTAACTCTATAATCAATCCATCAATTTCAAACTCAGTAGAGAATTTGTGGAATAATTCAATTAGTAAATCTTCATCAAGGTCAGAGATTTGACAAATGTAATATTGAACTTTTGTTTGTTGTCCTTTATTAAGTTCATTGATAACTTCTTGTTTAGTTGAGAAGTTTCTTTTACAGATAGCACCATACTTAATATACTGACAATCTTTAAGAATGTCACCTGGTTCTTTTGAGTTTAACAAACCAGCAACAAGATTACGAGGGTTGGCAAAATCAGCGGAGTATTTATCAACAAATACTTGCTTAGGCATCATAACTTCACCATATGTAAAGCTAAATGAATCTTCTTCTAAGTTTAAGTGATTTTGAATTAAAGAGTAGTGTTCATTTGATTTTTGACCAAATTCACCATCACCACGAGTCCAAGCCTCTGATGTGGCTTCATTTACACAAAGTGATAAACCATCAAACTTAGGAGTGATAATAACATATTCTGATTTTGAAATACCTTTTAGACGACACCAATCATTGATATCATCTATTGACTTGATTTTATTCATCGAAGCCATTTCAATAGGTAATTTACTTTTACGAGATTCATCGGCAATTGTATGACCTACCTTATTTAGTAGTTCATCATCCGGTGATAACATTTGAAGTTCCTCAACTAATTGATCGTATTTAGCATCGGATATAACAGGCTTACCAAGACGATAAGACTCATTTGCTTTAATAATTTGCTCTCTTAATTGTTCAATCATTTTACAAAGATAGTTAATTTTTTTTACTTACAATAAATTTTCTAAATTTTTATTACGGTTATATGTTTTTTCATCATATACTTCAATTACATAACCTTCCATTTTGAACTCTGTTGCCCAACAATCCCAACTTTTATAATAAGTGTGTTCTGACTTTACTTTATCAATAGCTTCTTCTTTTGAAGATGCAACTACTTGATAGCTTGGTAGTGAGCTATGCCAACCACCATCATTAAATGTAACTGTATAAATCTTCATCATTTACAAATTTAAGTAAATTTTTTAACAAAAACAAATACCAAAGAAATGAGTAGAATTTAATATATAATAAAAAAATCAACAGATTAAAAATATGCCTATTCAAAGTTCATTTCCGACAGTAGCTGACCAGGTTATTTCATCTAATAAGAATATTATAGAAATATTAGGTCAAATAAACTCACTAGTTACTACACAAGATAGTACAGTAAATATAAAAATATATGATGAAAATGGAGTTCTAAGAACTTTTGCTGTACCATCATTTAACTCACTTAAAGGTGAGATTGATAGATTAAATAACAATATCAATTCACTTTATAGTATAGATGCAGCAGGTGCAATGATTGCTACCTCAAATCAAAATAAATATAAAAAAATAATCACAGTTGATTTAAATAGAGAACCTAATGCTGTCGGAGCAATTGGTTCTATTAATAAATTCAAAGCACTTAATAACTGGTTTTTTGATGGGTTAATGAGTCCAATAGTTTCTGTTGAGTTAGATTTAACTGGTAAAGTAGAAAATAATGTTAGAAAAATTCAAAGTAGAAGATATATTATTAATTTTGCAAAAGACGCTACAGGTGCTCTTACAAACTTAGGACAATCTGCATTAAATAGTTTTAATACACTATTTAGAGGGAACTCATCTATTTTAATATCTGATTTTGAAAATTGGCACACAACTACACCTGGTTTAGTTGATCCTACAAACCCACAGTTTGATGAACAAGTTTTTGACTTAGATCCACACGAATTACTATACGATGGTCAGTTCAGTGTTTTAAGAATACAAGAAGATAGAATTAATAGAAAACTTTGGTATGTATTGGATACACTAACATACTTAGTAAGAGCAACCAATGAAACAGCAAAACTTTCTATTGGTAGTGAAGTTATTATAAATTCTGCTCAAACATCAACAAGATATAAAGTAATTGAGGTTTCAACTGCTGAATCTAATCCAAGAGTTAGATTGGAAAGAGTCGAAGGCGTTGAACCAGTTCCAGTTGGAATAGGAACACTAAAAATATACTCACCTGTAGTTTATAGTAAAGTTGTTAAAATTAGCGTTGGCTACGATGAGAGAAATGTTATATTCATTAAGCCACTAAATGCGGATAATCACTTATTAGCAAGAAACTGGAGTTTAGGTACAGGTTTCTGGACTAATGACTTAACATTGGATTCAACTGCTCCTCAAAATGGTCTTACTATGGAACAATTCTATACAGATTATGTATATGATTATGGAACAGTATTAAAAGACTTAGTTGCTAAAAAGACACCTAATTCTTTAGCGGGTACTCCAGTTGCACCAACTTTAAACTCCGGTAACTTTAAAGTTGTTCAAATAAACAAACATTTAACTGATACACCAGACTCTAATGTAATTAAACAAAAACATAACTATCAGCTCACATTAAAGTCTGAAGTTCAACAAATTCAAGACGCTATTATTGATAAAAACGCTAAATCTAAATTTGTTAAATATAAATCAGAGGCTGAAAAGAAACAAGTTCAACTTGAGATTGAAGAGTTAAGTAGAAAGAAAGATGCTAAGTCTAAATTACTATCAACCACTACTCAAGAGATTATATCACTATCAAATAACCCTAAAACAAAGGTTGATCCTAAGTTTAGAGTTAGAGGTTTTTGGACTATACCATCTGCTGTTGTTACTAGAGGAACAAGACCCCAAGAGGTTGTTCAATTTAGAGTACAATATAGATACTTATCAAAAGATGGCTCTGAACCACCAGTTGAGACATTCAAAGTGGATAATACTCAAACAAAGGCGGCTTTTTCTAACTGGAATGAATTCAAAACAGATGCAAGAAAAAGAACTTATAACCCAGCCACTGGTGAGTATAAATGGGAAATAGAAGATGTTACAAGTGCTGACACACCAAACATTAACCAATTAGATTTGAGTATTCAATCAAATGAAAAAATTGAGATAAGAGTTAAATCTATATCTGAAGTTGGCTGGCCCGATTTGCCAACTGAGTCTGATTGGTCAGATGTATTAACAATTGAGTTTCCAGATGACTTAAATAACGTATTAAATGAAAACGATTTCATTTTAAAAGCGGCAACTTCAGAAGATCTGAAAATTAAAGTTAGTCAGGAATTATCTGCAAAAGGTCTTGATGATCACTTATCAGATACAATAGTTGTTAATAATTTAACATTTCATCATGAAAGTAATAAGATATTGTCTGGCTTTAAAGACGAAAATGGTGTAGCACTTGATTTATATAACTATCTAAAATCTTTACAAGAGAGAATATCTTCACTTGAAGAGAAAATTAAAAGAGTTAAAGGCGAGCTTGAAGTCGTTATTCTTAGAAATAACCAAGAGTTTATTGCTGCTAATGGAAGTGAAACAACATTTAATATTGATTGTGAGGACTACTTAGATCCATTTACTGGATCAGGTATTCCAACTGGTAGAGTTTATGCTAATAATATCTATGTTATTAAAGACTTCGTGGTAAAAATTAGAAATAAATCTACAAGTTCTCCATTAGGATTGCTTTCAAATAGAACTTACTTACAAAATCCAAGTTACTATAACACTGGTGCTCCTCAGACATTCTGGGTAAATGATCATGATGAGTTAATCACATCGGATACATCTGGTCAAACCAGAACACAATTAAATAACCAATATATTTGGATGGTCAATTATGACTCAATTATAGATTCAAGTGTTACTAAACTATCAGAAAATATAGGAAATCTATTTGCTACAAATGTATCAAACTCGATAACAAGTGTATTAGGCTCTAATGAGTATAATGTTGGATTTAATGAGTCATCTATTTTATCTTTTGTTGGTAATAATAAGTCATTATTAGATCCATCTAAGTGGATAGATAGTACAGTATCAGTATCTTCAACTACAAAACTATTGACAACTATACACCCAGTTGTTCCTAACTTAGAATCAATAGTTGAAACTAACTCAGAAAAAGTAAAAACAGTTAATACTGGTGATAATAATGCAACAATTCTTCCAATAAACATTTACTTTAAGATGAACTCATTAGATACTAATCAAAATGGATTAAACTATAAGTATATTAATTTAAATGCTATAAGACAAACTGTTACACACGTTAAGAAGGTTAAATTCTTCTTAGAGAATGAGGCTGAAAATAGACCATTTACATTTAGTATAAAATTTGTTATAAACAGAAATAAAGTAATTGTGAAAAAGGCTACACAAGCAGTAAATGCTAATGCTGGGTATAACATAGCTGTAAGATCAGCAGGATAAAAAATTAACATTATTAAGTGAAGAGCTTTGCTATATTAAGAACCAATGTCGGACTAACAACTAACATCAAAGTAGTGGTGGATAGTAATTATAGCCTTTCATTAAGTAGTATTGAATCAAAAGAAGAACTTTCAAATTCAAAGTATAAAAAAGTTTCTTTTATAAAACAAAACTACTATGATGAGTTAATTACATATTTTTATGATGGTTTGCCAGCTGATACAGCATACTATATAAAATATGAAAATGATGTAGATTCAGCTAGCAAAGATTATGCATCTCAATTTGATGAGATTTATCAATATGGTGCTAGAAATATAATAAACAATAAAGACTATAAAGAAGAGTTTGAGTATTTTGCACCTCTTTACATCTCACCAAATAATCTACCAAAAAACTTTATAATATTTAGGGTAGATGGGCCTGGTATTGAGACTGTAAAAAGAGAGAACTTCAAATCTCTTATATTAAACAACTTTAAAACAGTTAAGATATTTGATTTAACTAAAAAAACACCACTTGGTGAATGGCTAGAATCAAACTTTAACACAAATGTTTTTTTCCCATTAACACCATTTGAAATGAGCTTTGACAACTTAGAGTTTTCTAAGTGGAATGGAATTGATTATGAGAATGGTGGATATACAAGTAAGTCTATGTTTTTAGAGCCTGTATATGAGGAAGAAAAAGAGATATTCGAATTTGAAAAGTATGTATTTGATGGGTACAAAAATAATAAAGTTGTATTTCCAAATATAATTAATATGACTTTTCTTTTTGATGATACTCCAGCTAATTCAGAATCACTAAGAAAATGGTCTATAAATAGATATTATGGATTTTATTTAGATGATATGGTTAAAGTAAGGTCCATATCACCATATATAACTCCATTTATTAAAACTGATGCTGTTATACAAAATGGTAATTTACTATACTCTCCAAGTGGCGATCCATTTGTTGAAGGATTTTTAGACCATAAAGTATATTATGTTGAGTATAATGGTGAATACTATAAAGTTGAAAAGTATCAAGAAACTCAATCTAATGCAACCTTACAATCAGTTGTAACCGGTAATGTAGTAACTCAACAATATACTAATGCAAATATTACAAAGTATAGAATTATATCAGATGTTGATTTATCAGGAAAGCAATCAATGCTAAATAAAAATACAGCTTTGATAAGTGATAATTCTGCTTACCCTAATAGAATATTAAACTATGATAATACAAATTATCAAATTCCAGAATGGGACACAGCTGATGTTTGGTTAATTGAAATTGATGGAGTGTTTCATAATTTAGTAAGAGAAACTAGTCCTGAGTTAGTAAATGGAATACTAACCACTACTACAAAAGTAAGAATTAATAGTGACTATTCATTCAGAATAAATGAAAATGACTACGAGTACTGGATTAATAAGAATGATCCAAGTTATACTAAAAAAGTTAGCTTTGTGGTAGATGCTGATAATCCGCCTAAGAAATTTAATATCTATAAATTAAAATTTACAGATATTAAAGATTTTGATACAAGAATTGTAGATACTGAATATTCAAAATTTGAATATGAAAATAAATATGATTTAACAGAAACAGATGAGACTAAATTATACTTAGTTGATTTAAGAAGTAAATCAATACCTAAACATTATGATGACTTTATATTCAAAGAGGTGGTTTCTAATATACCCGTCTCATCTGAATATACTGCAAATCATGAAACATTTAAAATAGATAATGGTGATCTTTCTGAAATATGGAGAAAAAATAGCACATATTGTAGATGGGGATTTCAAAACTCTTTATCTGCTAATGATGTACCATATCTATTGAATAACTCATTGATATTTGAAGACTATAATAGAAGTGTTAATCCTTTTGATCCAAATCCTAAAAGAATTGAAAGAAATTTAGACTACTTCTATACAATAAATTCATCCACATTCTCATACATACATCATACACTACACGTTGAGAGTCAAAATGTAAATGGTATTGATACATCATTCAAATTTGAATTAGATAAATATCTTAATATGGCGACATATTCAAATGGGACATATTCAGCAACTTATAGTTTTGACTATTTTTCACACTTTTTTGAAAAAAATGCAAGATTTGATAATTATAAAATTAATAAAAATTCAAAAAAATACTCTTTATTTAACAGAGCTGATAAATCAATACCAAACATTACTTTATTCAAAGGACTGAAATTTTTAATCTATGATGTTGAAGATGTTAAAAAAGATGAGACTGGTAAAATAGAAGTATTTAATTTAAAAACATCAAACACATTTGATGGATATAAATTCTCAATCCTACTATCAGATAATGATTGGTCAGTTATTGACTCTCCGGTTGGTAATAATATAGGCGTTTTAACACAATCTCAAAATTTAATGAATTGGACAATTTTTGATGATTGGAAAATGGATAAAACTTATAATAACGGTGATATAGTTTTAAAAGATGATATATTATACATATCATCAACAAGTAGTAATATCGTCACAAACCCTGTTAAAGAATATGTTAATATTAAAAAAGCAATTTCTGCACCTTATAATCAATCAGGTTGGTCAGTATATTCTCCTACCTTTAGTTCAATATTTTGGAATCCATCATTGACCTATCCTGGAGCGGGCGTAGGAACCGGTGGCGTTATTGTTTATAATAGCGGAGACTACTATATATGTAATTCTTCTACGGGTGATGACTTTTGGAATCCTATAAAGTCAGACTCAGTTAATGGTTATACACAGAGTGAGGTTGTTTTATTTAAAGGTCAATATTATATGTCTATGACATCATCTAATCATCACAGACCAGATTACAAAGAACCTTATGCTTTTTCAAATGTTTATAGCTCAAAAAGAAGTCTTTTGGATGGTTATAGTGTCTATGAAACTGTTGGTAGATACTATTGGGTTGCTACTCAATCATCAAATCCAAAATGGTCAGTAGTTCAATTGTGGAACCCAAGTATATCTTATAATATAAATCAATACACAATACACAATAGTATAGTCTATAAATCACTAACATCTGTTATGTCTGGTAATGAACCAGGCATTTCATCTGATTGGTTAAGAATATATTCACTGGTGCCAGATACAAGCTTAGCTTACAGCTCATCATTAAATCCTATAATAGAGATGAATAATTCTTACTATATGATTAATAGTAATGCTTCTAATTCTACATTAGAGAATGGTATTAATATCTACATAAATAAAAAGTGGAAAAATGTTCTTATAAACATTGATATAGCTGACAATACAATACCTGGAATATCTGAGAATGAAAGAGATAATATGTATAATGAGTTAAATACAAAATTAACAGCTCATAATTTCATAGAATGTATTAACGATATTTCAAATAAATATGGATTTACAGATTATGTAAATTACATAATAATAAATGAAGATAATAGTATTCAGAGATATAATCATGATAATATTGCAGGACTACCATATTTTATAAAATGTGAAGTACCGGATGAAGTTGTAATGAAAGCTCACTCTTTAGAGTTTAAAATAGTTGATTCACCTAAAGAATTAAAACCTACAAAAGTTTTATCATCTATAAATCCTGATTTATCAAACTTAAATTATTATAATAAAACAGCAGTGGCGGTTGAAATAAACTCTAATAAGAATGTTCCAAAGCCAACTATAAACTACAGTGGTTCTATTAATATTACTAGTGATGTTATATACAGGTTTAGTGGATTTTATATGCCAATATTCTACTCTATAGACTTATTTGAATCTCCAAAGTTAGATTCCAACACTCTAATAGAAGAAAATTACAAATTTGATACAACATTAACATCATTTGGTATAATGAAGGAAAGAAAAATTAGAAAAATTAATCACAAAGAAGATATACTAAAGCTTTATAATGTTAAAAATCAAAAATCAATTTATCCAATGTTAGATGAATTTGGCTATACTGTTGTTGATTCATTTATATTTAAATCAACGTGGGATTATAACTATCACTACATAACATCAAACAATTTAGAAATAAAGAAAAAAGAAGAGTCTAATAAAACATTAGTTAAAAATGCTAATTTCTTAGGAGTTCAAACGGCTAATAAAAATATAAGTTTATAATATGAGAAGAAGTTACATGTCACCAGAGTATAACAACACACCTATATACGGCACATTTAATATGGTCGAGGAAAGTAATTTCTTCAGTGCTAAAATGCTTGAAATTGAGGATAGCATATACATATCTAATCAAAATATAATATACTATCAAAGAGCTACGGGCGAACAAGTAGATTTGGCTATTGAGTCATCACTACCGACAAAGGTATATTCTTCATCAGATAGTCTAAATGGTTATCAAAAGTTATATTTAGATGAGTCTCAATTAAACTATCAAAAAGAATCTAACGCCAAATGGATAATAGATGTAGATCTAAAGAGTATATTAAGTGATTATCTTTTTGCAGTACTAAAAAGATATAGAACATTTGAAGGGATTTTAAATCCTATGACAAAAACAAATGATATTGACACCGCTATCAGAAGATATATTGATAGTAATGTTATTAATAGATATAAATTCAGCAGATTAGACCTTTATATATCTTATAAAGACCTAAGAAGTCAAAATGTATTAAGATACAAAAATACTTGGAATCCTAATATAGTATCAGATATTAATCTTTTTAAGAAAAAACAAGTTGATTTATCATTTGATGATTCTAAAGTTAAATTATTATTTACACAAGAAAAACCTACAAGTCAATATAACTTTGACTACTATTTTAATATTTTGTTTGAGAAAATCTAAACAACTTATCTAATATTAAATAAAATACTTATGGAAAACGAAGAGCTATATCGCAGTTTAGTGATACTGTTAAAGATGTTTAAAAATCGACCTTACCATTTGGCAAAATACTTAGTTGAAAACTCAGCACTAACTGATGAGTTTATAAAAAAACTAAAACATAGTGATAGACTAAAGGAATTAAATGAGGGAGAAAAATCTGAACAGAAATTACTTCCCGTTCCTGTACCTGTGTATTTCTTAGATATATCTCAAATGGAGAATTTTTATAATTCTTTTATTGATGATATAAAACAACTTTCTAAAGAAAAAAGTATAGAAGAAATCACAAAAGAATTAAATATAAAACTTGACGACTTAATCAAAAAAGAAAAGTATGAAGAAGCGGCAAGAGTTCGTGATTATATGAATAGAAATAACATTAAAAGAAATTTTTAATTTGAACTAAACAATTAAACTCGGAAAGAATATATTACTTTGTAACTATTAAAAAATATGAATATGATAAAAAACACAATCGGAAATGAGGAACTAATTGACATCTTTAGCGAAGTCGAGTTTTCTCGAAAAGGTTCTCGAAACAAGAACAGTAAAGAGTACCAAGAAATGTTAAAACTTTATAGACTTGAAGAAATTGCTATCCCTGAAGAAGGACAAGTTATCTCAGCTAAATATGTTGGTAAGTCAGCAGGCCAATTTATATTTAGTGTTCCAGGATATAAAGACGATGTTCGTGTAGATGATAGAGTTAGTGAATCAAAGTACTTCAAGAACCTAAACATGGGTGATATGATTGATGTGCTAATCACTGAAGTAAATCAAGATGCTTTTATGATTAAAGGAAGTGTTTCTTCTCTTTACGAATCAAGAGCACATGCCAAACTTAAAGCACTTGTTGAAGGTGAATGTGATAAGAAAGGCAAACGCACTTCTCTACCAGTTATGGTTACAGTTAAGAGTCTTAACCCAGCTGGTTATGATGTTGAATTGAGTCACGGTGGAGTTACTTTACCAGGATTTATGCCTAACACACTTGCCGGTATCAACAAACTACACGATCCAAATTCTATTGTTGGACAAACATTCAATGTTATGATTGAATCTTATGCTCAACAAGAAGGAACCTACATCGTTTCTCGCCGTAAATATCTTCAAACTCTTATCCCTGAAGCAATTAAGGAATTAGAGTATGGAAAAATCTACAGCGGTCACGTTACAGGAACTACACCATTTGGTGTGTTCGTGGAGTTCAACGAATGCTTGACTGGAATGATTCACAAAGCAAACGTTAATCCTGAGTGGGCTGAGAAATTGACAACAATTTCACCAGGATTCCAAATCGAGTTCTACATTAAGGATGTGATTAAAGATAAAATTATCTTGACTCAAATCCTTCGTGAGACTCTTTGGGACACAATCAAAAACGGTCAAATTATCGAAGGTACTGTTAAGGATGTGAAAGCATTCGGAACATTAGTTAATCTTGATGATGAAACTGTTGGTCTTATCCACACTTCAGAAATGGAGAAACTTGGTAAAAAATTCAGTGCTGGTCAGGCAATTAAAGTGAAGGTTTTATCAGTGGATAGAATGTCTCGTAAAATCTTCTTAACGGTTGGTTAAGATTGATTCTACCAGAAAAAAAGAAAAGCCTCAGATTAATCTGAGGCTTTTTTTATCTATATAATTCTAATACTATATTAAATCTATCAGGTACGTCACCTTCATCATATCCACCATAGTGCAAACGAACTTTTGATTCTTTATTAGTATGTGTATGACTACCAATATATTTATAATCTTCTTCTTCTTTTATCTTATTAAAACATGATTGAACTTCTAATACCAATTCATTTAATTCAGTTGTATATTTAACTAAATCTATTATTCGTGAAGGACTATGTTTTTTAGAAGTCATATTAGCCAAATTAAGAAATATTCTGTACCTTTTGACTTTTTGTTTATAGCTTGCGTTAGATCCACCACCTTGAAAATGTGTTACCTCACTATCATATAGTTCAGAAGTAGCACCCATATCTATGAATTCAGCAAATACACTATCAAAGAATTTCTTGTCATCTTCTGTGAAATCTTTTTGTAATCTGCTTTCATCTGGAACCCAGTTTTCGTTAAATCTATTTAAGTGTTTCATGGTTGTATTAATATATGTATTTCTGAATTACCACCTTCTTCAAAGAAAATATCCTTAGGTGAGTATAACTCGGTAAATCTTTTAACATCTTCTAATAATTGATTTATCATTTCAACATATTTTTCAAAGTCAGACATATCTGTTTTATCATAAAATTTATGATCTATAGAAATATCAAATCCTAAATCACATGCAGTGTGGTCATTGCTAAAATCATTACTTGCCCAATCTCTCTTTCTCATAACATTAAAATAGGCATCACTTATATCAAATGATTCGGATAAATCAAAGGTGTGAGAAAAACAGTCTTTAATAATCTGCTCGTTTATCTCTTCCTTAGACTCATTAAACTTTCTTAAATGTTTCATTACGATTGAACTTCAATTACATATTGCCCTTGATAAGCTCTAAAGTCTGCCTTTTTCATAACAGTAATAACGGTTAATTTGAACTCATTATCACCTGGTGTTAATTGACAAACAACATTCAAATCATTTGTTTTATTCTTAATTACAAATCTATTTGGCTCACCGGCTCTTACACCTTTTGTAGGATAGTTATCTTCTTCTTGATAAATATTAAATTTATCTTGCATTAAAGCAATAGTCAATTCTTCAATTGCTAACTCAACTGTTTCAACAATATCATCATTTGTTATTTTTTCATCAAGACCGTGTCTGAATTGTCTATCACCAGCATGTGTTACCTTCTCAACATCAATTCTAATTTCAACAGGTTCTTTAAGATAGGCGATTTCTTGAGGAGCTCTACTAGATTGAACTCTCTTATCTATGTAAGGATTTCTAATATTATATCCCTCGAATGTTTGTAAATGTTTCATTAATACAACTGAATTTTATATCAGTATATATTAATTTTTTATGCCAGTATTTTCAACACAACATCTTCAACAAACTCTTTCATATCACTCACACTAATAGTCTCAATAGTATCTTTAGAAGAGTGACAGTTATATAACATGGAATAATCTAAGTAGGTATTATCATCCCATTTAACTTGAGACTTTTTACCTTCATTCAAAGGTGGAATAGGATTAATAACACAAGAATCAATTCCGTTCTTTCTAAAGGTAATGGAATCATTATAAGGAGTATTTGTAATAGGACAATCAAAGATTGATTTGATATGGTCTGATAATTTACCAGGATAGTTACCAATAAAGAAATACTTTCCACCACGACCAGTTAATTCTAAATTAAGAACCCAGTCAATTTTACCAAAATAACCATTATTAATTTGATCTGAGACTCTTTGAGAGCCTAAACCACCACATTCTTCACCATCTAAAAGAACAATATTCATTTCAGGCATTAATTTCTTAATAGAAATAGCATTAATAACAGATGCTGAGTTGTCATTAGCATTATCAATATGTGGATTACTAATATCGTGATGTGCAACAACCATTCTATTAGATGTACCTTTTAATATAAGATTAAAACAAGTTGTACCTCTTGATTGATAAGTATCAAGTTCATAATCAATACTTTCTGATTCTAAAAGTTGCATAAGAAATTGAACTCGCGGTGTTGGTTTATCTGAATTTGAATAAACACTACCAAAGTTTCTTACTTTACAGAAGTCATATATTTTATCGTACAACATAATTAAACTTTTTCATCAAAAAATACTTCACAGTGGTCTTTAGAATACCAACCAACAACACCTTTACCATCACCTGGTTTATCAATGCCACTATCTAAATCATATTTGGCTCTACCATATCTCATGATAGTAGACATTTTAGAAAAGGCTTTGGCCCAAACTTTAATATCAGTTTTTACCCAAGAGCCGTGTCTTTGTAGAATATCTTTGATATCAGTATATTCTTCAAGATGATGCCAGATTTCACCATCAGTTTTTCTAAATTCTTTACGGATTTGACGAAGTTTATTTCTCCAATAGTTTGGATCTTCTACTTTTTTATTTTTTACATTATCACCGGCTTTTGCAAAAACTCCTGGTTGAGTGGAACTCAAAGAACCAACTAAAAAGAACTCTTGAGCAATTTTAGGCATAGCATAAAAGCCACGAGAAGCTGGTGGTTGATGATAAGTCTCAGGATCTTGAGAAAAACCTTTTTGGTTCTTCAAGTCAAGACCACCAAATCTTACAAATGTAAATATGTCTTTTCCTTTTAACATTATTCTAATATCTTTCTTAGTTGAAATTCACGATAAACATCTAATGGTATAAAGCACTTATCATCAAATAAACCAACTCTACAATTAGTATCTATGTGTATTAAATCTAAAATAACTTTCTCAGCCATTTCAATTACATCTAATACTTTATACTTATCACCTACTATAAGATTTTGTTCTAACCGGTTGAACAAATTAAAATATCTCCTTTAGTAGTTTTCATTTCACAAATATACACAAATATTTTTAAAACAAAAAACCCTTTGAAATTAATCAAAGGGTTTCTTTTAATAGAAGTGTGATTACTTCTTACCTTTCTTTTGGACAGAAACGTCTTCAACAGGTACATCGACATTAATAAAGGATGGTTCTTAGCCCACGTCCAAAAGAATTGACTTTGTAGTTGTAAGTAAGCCAATGATTGTCCAACAACAATTAAAATAAGGGCTGTAATAAAGTTTCTCATAATCCTAATTTTTCTAATTTAACTCTTCTATCAAATGCTGTTTCATCAACAAGATGATATTCTTTTCTATTCATATTGTAGTGCGTCATAAAGTTATCATGATTAAAATGGTGCATCATATTATCAAATAATGATTTAAACTCATCCATAATAACTTGTTCATTATCACCTTCTTGAAATGCTCTAAATAAATTATAATTTATTGGTCTATCACCGTTCATGTGTTCTACATCACCAACTGATAATTCAATTCTCCATTTATTACCGTGTTCCCAATATCTTTTATCCATACATCTTGCTAAAAAGAAAAGACCTTCTTGAGTACACTCTTCAATATGTAAAAATATCAAAACGCCATCCCATCTTTTTCTAATACTATCAAATGACTTCTGGATCAAGTGGAACATCAGGATCTTCTGGATCAAGTGGAACATCAGGATCTTCTGGATCAAGTGGAACATCAGGTTACTCTGTAGATGTTTCAACATCAGGCTCTGTAGTTGTAACTGGTGTTAGTAATATTAATTTTGTATCTGGAGCAACTGTTGTTGCTTCTGGTACAACAGCTGATGTAACTATTAGTGGTGGTGGAGGCGGTGGTGTAGGTCTAACTTACTCACAAACACTATTTGTTGATATAAAGGGTAATGATACTACAGCTGAGCTTGGTAATTTATTTAAGCCTTGGCGTAATATTAAAAACGCATTACAAGATGCTGCAAATTTATCCAGTGTTGATGGTACACGCTACACAGTTCATGTTTGGTCTGGTTATTATGATGAAAATATTTATGGAACCACTATAACGCTGGGAGTGTCTGGCGCAGCATCAAAAGTTTCATTACATCTTGAGAATGGAGTAGAATGGAGAATTTCATCAACTAATGATACTCCTATAATAACGATGAATAATAACTCTACTTTTAGATTATCCAGCACAGGTAAAGAATCATCACTAATAGTTACAAATTTCACATTTATAAAGTCTATTATTTCCGAGGCACATAATATTAATATAGATAATGTAAAAATAAACAGTACTCAGACTCAACCTCAACAACAAGAAGGTCCTAATGTTCTTAGTATAATAGATATTATAAATACAAAACTTACTATAAATAACTCTACTATATCATTCATTAATAACTGTCAGGATTATAGACAACTAATGATTAAAATGTCATCTTGTAGATTGTTCATGACAAACAGCTATTTATCAATGACTAATACTTGGAATCCTAATCCAACTGTTAATATTGGTGATGAGTCGTTCTTAATCTTTGACAGCTTATCAATAAATGACTCAGCTAGAATGAGAATACATAGAACTTCTCTTAACTTAGAAAAAAGTGATAGACATGCTCATTTTATACTCACAGATCCATTACTTGAAGTAGGTGATTGGAGTGGTTCTATATTATTAGATGGGTTATATCTCCACACAGGTGCAGGAAGTGCGGTTGAAACACTTTGGAATGCTTATTCATCCACTGTTAGTGATAATCTATTTTTAGGACTTGATGTTATATCAAAAGGTAATAGACCTAGCGGACAAACTGTTGGATTCTCAGCATGGAATGTTTTTGCAGGTTCCTCTACAAATGTACTTTATAATATGAATACAATAGAACCATATTAATAAAAAAACCCACTCATTGAGTGGGTTTTTTTGTACAAGAGGCTGGACTCGCACCAACACGATTTAGTTACCTATCAATCAACCCTTTAATCAGGTCACGTCTACTATTAACACTTCACTAGCAAAATGTTTGTTTCCGCCACTCTTGTATTGGCGGAGGCTCAGGGATTCGAACCCCGGTTACCCTCACGAGTAAAGCAGTTTTCAAGACTGCCGCATTCGACCGCTCTGCCAAACCTCCTTATTTGATAATTGTTCCAAAGAAGAACAAAGGAACATTACCGTCAGTATTATACATAATCTCTGATAGATTGTTGTATCTATTTGGATAAATATAATTATTTTTTTGGGTCAATTTAATATCAGATAGATTATTGTATCTACCCTCATATATATTATTTCTATCAAAGTTGATAACTAAGCATGATAAATCATTATACCTACCACGATAAACATTATTACCATATACAGAATAAAGAACATCATTTGTGTTTGTGAATCGACCTCTATACAAATACTTACCATCAAATGTATAAAGAATATCATTTGTGTTTGTGAATCGACCTCTGTAAAGGTGCTTACCATCCCAGGTGTATAGAATATCTGATGTGTTTTTGTACCGACCTTTGTAAATGTGAGTTTGTGCCATGACGTAGTGATTTGTTATACAAATATAACAAAAAAATATTAATATAGCAAGCCTATTCATCATAAACATCAGAAATTATATTTTTTCTACAAAATTCAGAAAATTTACTTTTAGGGTATTTTCTTAGAATAAAGTCACAAAACCTCAATCCTAAAAATAAAATAATAGCAATGGTTATATTTATAATTATGTAATATAATATCCACATCACTTTATCTTATATACATTATATGGTGACAATAATGTTAATTTGGAACCATTCGAATTATAGTACCATATAGAATCATTATCATATCCATGGCTTTAACAGATATCTATAACGGGTTTGTAAATTGGTTACAATCAAGTAGATTTGACGGTACTGGTGAGCTAGTAGCTAACTGGGAAGCTGTAGCAGGTGTGCTTGGTGCTTTGGCATTAAACTTTCCATTTATAGCGGCTTATAGAAAACACAGAAAAGAACAAAAAGATGAGCTTAATAAGAGAATTGCTCAAAAAGTTCAAGAAAATCCTGATGCCGATCCTAAGGTAATTGCAAATGAAGTAGCATCTGAGATGGAAAAAGAAGCATCTAAAGGACCACATTATAGAGTTGGTGGTGGTGCTCCGCTTTAATATTAAAAATATTACTAAAAATATAAAACCTCAAAATCTTTTTGAGGTTTTTTTATTATAACATATTATGATAACAGTTACTGAGGCGGCTAAGAATCAAGCCGTAAAATTAATGCAAGAAGAAGGTCTATCTAACTCATTTATCAGAGTAGGTGTCAAAGGTGGTGGATGTTCAGGTCTTTCCTATGATTTGTCATTTGATAATAAAATAAGTGAAGGTGACCAAGAATTTGAAGATAAGGGCGTTAAGATTGTTTGTGATAAAAAAAGCTTTCTTTATTTATTTGGTACCGAACTTGACTACTCAGGTGGTCTAAATGGTAAAGGATTTACATTTAATAATCCAAATGCATCCAGAACTTGTGGGTGTGGTGAGTCATTTGCGATATAAACATTTTCACATATTATAGATATAATAATAAAAAAATCTATAATGGTCACAGTTCCAGTTAGTGTAGGAGAACTTATTGATAAGTTATCAATACTTCAAGTTAAAAAAGGTAAAGTTAAAAATCCTGATAAATTAAAATTCATAGAAAAAGAGTACGATCTTTTATATGATATGTGTATTGAGTATTTTCAAGATGCTGATATATTATTAACATTCAAAGAGTTAATAGATGTAAATCTTAAACTTTGGAATATAGAAGATGAATTAAGAGTAATAGAAAATACAAAAGATTTTGGTAGTCACTTTATAGAGCTAGCAAGAGCTGTCTATTATACAAATGATGAAAGATTCAGATTGAAAGATAAAATAAACACTCTAACTAATTCTGAAATCAAAGAGCAAAAAGACTACAAAGAATATAAATGATCATTACAACAATTCAATCTGATATAGTTTGGGAAAATATATCTGAAAATTTAAGAATCTATCAGAATAAAATAAAAGATATCAAATCTGATATTATTATTCTACCTGAAATGTTTTCAACTGGATTCACAATGGATCCTAAAAAAGTGGCAGAAGAAATGGATGGATATACTGTAAATTGGATGAAAAAAAACTCATCGAAGATTAATTCAGCAATTTGTGGTTCTTTAGTAATAAAAGAAAATAATAATTATTATAATAGATTTATATGGGTTGAGCCGAGTGGTAGCCTATATTACTATGATAAAAAACACCTTTTTTCATTTGCTGGTGAGAATGAGAACTATACACCTGGTAATTCAAAATTAATAATTGAATATAAAGGTTGGAGAATATGTCCAATGGTATGCTACGATTTAAGATTTCCGGTTTGGTCAAGAAATATTGAAGATTATGACATCTTAATATACGTTGCAAACTGGCCCGTTAAAAGAAAACAAGCTTGGAAAATTTTATTAGTAGCAAGAGCTGTAGAGAATCAATCTTATGTTATTGGAGTTAATAGGATTGGATTTGATAACAACGGAAATTTCTATAGTGGTGAAACATCTTTAATTAATGCATTAGGTGAGACACTCTATATTAGGTCTCATAGTGAGGATGTTTTTACTACAACGTTGGATAAAAATGAACTTCTTAAAATAAGAAAGCAGTTACCATTTCTAAACGATAGAGATAATTTTCAAATTATTCACTAACATTTACTCACTAATTACATATAAGATATAAATTATAAAATTTTTAATGAAGAAACAAGCTTTTTATTCATCCGCCTCAGCAATTGGAGACCTTATATCAGCCACTCCGACAATTAAAAAACTTGCTGAAATTTATAAATCACAAATTACCGTAATATCAACACATCCTTATCTATTTGATAATCTACCATATGTTAGTGAGAGTATCGCATTTGATAAGTATTCCGAAGAAGAACTATCACAAATCTATGATCTACATAAATCTTTTTTCTTGTTAGGGAAGCAAGATTCAAGAGGCATTGAATTCAAACATGCAATTTGCGACATAAGACAATTTCATGCTAAGGATTTGGGTTTTATGCTAACTCCATCTGAGATGTCTTGTGACTATTTTCCAAAAGAAAATGAAAGTTGTCTATCTGGTCTTAATTTACCAAAAGAATATGTAGTTATACACCCTGCTCAATCATGGTCATCTAGAACTTGGAGTAAATATAACTGGCAAACACTTTGTATTCTACTTGAAGAGATAAATGTTCCTGTAGTCTCCATTGGAAAAGATTCAATAGAGCATTCAGTTAATGGAACAATGACTAAACCAGTTTTCAAGTTAGATATTAGGAATGGAATAGACTTATCTAATAAAACAACATTAGACCAGACTTGGCACATATTGAATAATGCAAAGTGTGTAGTAACGATGGACTCTGGTGTGTTGCATTTAGCAGGAACAACAGATACTCACATTATTCAACTTGGTAGCTCTATAAAACCTGAGTACAGAGCACCTTATAGAAAAGGCTCTCAAAGCTATAAGTATGAATATGTTGGTGGGACATGTAATTTACATTGTGCATCTGATTTAAGTTATTCATTAAGAGATTGGGGTCACATACAATCGGTTACACTTATTGGGGGTTGCTTAGAGAAAAAACCAAGTTTTGAATGTAATCCGTCATTTAATAAGGTTTTTGAATCTGTTAAAAACTTATTTACAGAAAAATCGAAGACTGAGACTACTGTAGAATCCGTTGTTAATGATGTTGAGGTTAGTAATGATGTACTTGTGGAGGTTGGTAGTAAAGCACTTGGTGATACTATTGGTTCGGTTGCAGTTATTGATAAGTACAGAAAAACATCTGGTAGAAATGTATCAGTTATATGTAAGTTCTCAAACCTATTTAGAAAGTCATACCCTGAAATAAATTTCATAGACTCAACAAACGATTATAGGTATATAGCAGAGAAGAATGCTTGGTTATTGAATGGTAAAATATTTGACGAGAGAATATTGACTGAATATAAATTTGATATGCCACTACTTGAAGGTTTTGCAAAAGATTTCAATATGGATGCTAGTGGTGTTGAGCCAAAAGTTGATTTAGTTATAAAAGAAAGACCAATACAAAGTAAATATGTTTGTATAGCTGTTCAAAGTACAGCACAGTGTAAATACTGGAACTACCCAGGTGGCTGGGATGAGATTTGTAGAATGTTGAGAAAAAAAGGATTAACTCCGGTTTGTATAGATAGAGATTCATCCTTTGGTATAAAAGGTAACTTCAATGAGGCACCAAGTAAATCTGTTAAAAAAACAGGTATGTCATTAGAAGACACTATTAACTATTTATATCATTGTGAGTTCTTTATAGGGTTAAGTAGTGGTTTAACTTGGTTGGCTCAAGCAGTAGGAAAACCAACTGTAATCATTTCGAATGCAACATCTAAAGATCACGAGTACATAAACGAAAATACAATAAGAATATCAGACGAAACTGTTTGTCACGGTTGTTTCAATAAACCTGATACTTATCCATTTAACGCAGGTGATTGGCTTTGGTGTCCTGTTTATAGAAATGATGATATGAGAAGGTTTATTTGCACAAAGGCAATAACACCTGAAACTGTTATGCAAATGATAGAAAAAAATTATAACATTTAAATTAATTTATGAAAATTGGAGTTTTACTAACCGCTTATAATTCAGAAAGCTACATAGATGAGTGTTTAGAACCTTGGTTAAATCTAAAAAATGAGCTTGATATATTCATTGGTTGTAATAGTGGAATGTTTAAGGATTACTTAAACTTAGGTTTTAAACCTAATAATAAAAAAACACTATCTAAGTTGGTCAAAAAAGACTTGGATTTCCTAGTCGCGACAGGCTCTAAAATTTTATTGGATGAGGATACTAGTAGAAACACGGTATTGAATACAATGAAAAATGACTGTGATTTAATTTGGATTTTAGACTCTGATGAGTTTTACAAAGAGGATGATATAAGAAATATATTAAAAGTAATATCAGAGACACCTCAATATGATTGGTATTCTATCAATTTCAAAAACTATACAATTACTAAAAATCTATGGACTGATGGATACTGTCCTCCTAGAATATTCAGAACGGATAGATATAGTGGTATTAGCCATTTTTATTTTGATAACCATATTATATACAATAATGGGGAAGCATTTGATTATAAACCAAATTATAGCATACCTAGAAATATAGCATGGATAAAACACTATTCTTGGTTAGAAAATGATCCTAGAACAAAAGAAAAAATAAAGTATCAAAATCATAGATTTGATGGTGGTTGTTCATTTATTTGGAATGAAGAGTCAGATGAAAAATTAATTTTTTCTGATGATTTTTACACATCTAGAAACATGTCTGCCGGATAGGTTGGATCCAAAAACAAATATATAACCTTGTTCTAATTTAGAAATATTTTCGGGGGTTGTTCTCATATATTTTATAATTAAAATTTTATATATAGTTTATGAAGTTTATAAAATCATACAAAATTTTTGAATCGGTTCATGACCAATCAGAGGAATATAATAGTTTGATGGGTAAATTACTTCACCTTTATGGTTCTATACCAGTCCCTAAAGACAAAGCAGCATATGTAATTAGTAAAATCATTTTATCATCTAACGAAAGAAAGTTTTTTGATTTAGGTCAGGATGTGAAGTTAAATTTTTATAAACCACATGATCAAATAAGATTTAGTGACTATTTTGATTCTTTATTAGAAGATAAGGATGTCAGAGGTCATAACTTTGAGGGTTTAATTGCTGGATTATTTGGAGGTGTTTTATCTACAAGAGGTTCTAAATATGACTTAACAATAGATGGTAAAAGATATAGTGTCAAGTTTGTTGATCATAAAAATAAAGCCCCAGAAATTGGAAGATTTAAAAGTATTATAACCGGAAGACCTAGACTAAATGAAGAAGTTATAGAGGCGGGTGGATTAACTAGAGTCTTTAAGTCTGATAACAATAGTCTAAAAAGAAAAATATGGAATGCAATAACACCAGAAATAGATGGATGGATTCTTGCTTATCCAGATGATATAAATAATCCGACAAATATAGCTGTCAATGTTTTAGATAAATCTGAGATGTTTAAGATAATAAATGCTGGTTATGTTGTTGCACCAAAGGGTGGCTATAACGATATCTATTCACTTGCTTTAAGCTCAAGATACATATCACTAAGTAAGTATATTAAAAGTGTAATTAGAATACCAAAGGTTACATTAGAAGAACTAAAAAGTGAGTATAAAGAAGCTAATTCTGAAAATTGGGCTCCTTCTGTTTTTGGTGATATGGGTTATAAAATCAGACCAGATGTTCTGAGATATATCAGAATGAATAAAGATACTATAATAAAAAGGCTTAGTGAGATTGATTAAACTCAGATACTTTTGTATCACCGTGTCTCTTTAAATAACTAACAACACATTTTGCTGAAGAATAATTTGTAGCTAATGGTATATCATGTACATTACACAATCTCATTAACATTTGAACATCAACTTCATGTGGATGTGAGTAAAGTGGATCTATAAAAAAGAGAACAGCATCAATTTCACCAACTACTAATTTAGCGGCAATTTGTGCATCACCTCCCATCGGACCTGAAAGTAGGCATTCCACATCAAGACCAGCATTTTCAATATGCTTACCTGTAGTTCCAGTCGCATATATCACAACTCCTTTTTGTTTAAAGAAGTCCATTCTTTTCATAATAAAGGCAACCATATCTGCCTTTTTGTTATCGTGTGCAATTACTGCTATATTCATAATAAATTAATTTATGAGGTTTTTACTTTAATATATACAATAAGTTTAAAATATTATCAAAAACAATGGAACTAATTTATGAGGTTTATTATTTACATACTTATATCATTTGTTATTTTTTCTTGCGGTACAACTAAAAATGTTGTAGAGAATAAAGGCATTAAAAATGATTCTATTGTTAAATTAGAAAACATTAAGATAGATACTATGTCAATTGATTCTGATAGTGATGATGATGGTGTTATTGATAAAGATGATGAATGTCCTAATGTACCGGGATCAGTTAATAATAATGGATGTCCTGAAGTGTTGGCTCTTGAAAAATTTGATAATACAGATAGAAAACCATCGAGTGAAGGTGGCATTGAAATAGTAAAAGAGGAACCAATCAAGCCTAAAAGAGTTATTAAAGTTATTGATAAAACTTCAGTAGTAAATGACAATCCAAATATAGGTTTAGTCGCTCATTCTGTTCCAGAAAAAATGCAAGTTGGTAAAACATACACTATTAAGCTAAGAATATCTAAGGAAAATAATAAAATACAATTAATAAATGGTAACGGTGTTTCAATAGCCGATGAAAATATTGACTCTAAAATAACTATAGCATCTATAAGAGTTGAACCAGTGATGAGTGCTAGACTTATCTCGGACAGTTCAAAGATGTTAATACAACCAACATCTACTCCAATTCAAGATATTGAGAAAGAAGGATTTACAGAATGGGAGTGGAGACTAACACCTATAAAAGGAGGTGATATATTTTTAAAAATAATGGTTAGTGTTATAGTAAAATCCGAAGAAGGAACTATTAAAAAAGATATTCCAGTTTATGATGAGATTATAAGTGTTAAGTCTAATGCTATATTTACTATTAAAGGATTTATTAACCAATATTGGCAATGGATAATGACTACGATAATCATACCATTAATTGTTTGGTTTTACAACAAGAAAAAGAAAAATAAAGAATCTTAAAATCCTTGTAAATAAAGAGATATAAAGGATTTTTTTCTTTACTTGACAGATTTTTAACTTTTAAAGTTAATATATAAATCAAAATTAAGATTTAACCACTATGAAATTACTTAAAATGTTAGGTAGCTTAATGCTATTTTTAACTCTGGCTTTACCGGCCTTCTCACAGACCGGTCCTCCAGCTCCTGCTTCTGGTATCTGGGCAATCATTGATACCAATTACACAGTCGGTACAAATACTTTAGGTGTAACTAAAGCAAAACTGACTCTTCAAAACACTACTACTAGTAAAATTACGGGTGTTCAATTTAGAGTGTTCTATGACAAGAATGCTTTTGCTTCTGCCTCTGTTGCTCTAGTTGGATCATCAACAAACCTTTATCTACAATCAGTAGATAATAACGCAAATGGTTATGTTACTATTACTTTAGTTTATACGGGTTCAAGTAATACCTACTCACTTGCTAATGGCGAGACGTTTGAGATAACATTCACACACGTTACTGCAACAACATTCCAAACATTAACATCTATATCACCTTTATCTTGGTCGGGTGCTTATTCATACTCTCAAGTTGCGGCTGAGCAACCAGGTAATGATATCGCTCTTTCTTTACACAGCTATGGTGGTATATTTTATTTACCACATCTTGCTTATCACGGCACATTTAAAAATGTAACAGGGTCAGGTGCTAAAAACTTAACTTTGGCATTAGAAAAGAAGCCTAAGACAGGTTCAGTTCGGTCACAAGTAAATACTTACTCAACTGACACTGCTGGTCACTTTGCGTTTAATGAGATATTAGACACAACTTATTTTGATGTAAGATTGGCTATAAAAGGTGACACAATGGGTGTTGGTAACGTAATATCAACCGCTGATGCTCAAAAAGTAAATCAATGGGTACTTGGTTCTATTACACCATCATCTTGGGATTTTTACACAGCTGATGTCAATGGTGATAATAACATAACTATTTCAGATGCTTATGGCGTCTTTGGTAGAATAGCTGGTCGTTTTTCAGTCTGGCCTAACTCAGTTAAAGATGTAAAATTCTTTACACAATCTGAATATAATTCAATTACAGGCTCTCCTACAACAAATATGACAAGCTCAATATCTGGTGTAACAAACTTCTATCATAGCATTTTACCTGGTCAGCCTGACTCAGTTAATTTCTATGTATTAGTACCAGGTGATGCTAACAACACCGGTTATCACATGGCTCGTTTAACACCAATTGAAATTATTAATCCAACAAATGCACCTAATCATTTAATTGATGAATCTGTTGAATATGATTTTGTCGCACCTACAGTTGAAATTAATGTTCCAAGTCTTACAGTAGATGAAGGTAACTTAGTTAAATTACCAGTTAAGGTATTCACAGGTAATCAAAAAATAGGAGCTCTTCAATTGGGTCTTAAATTTGACAGTCAATTATTAGAATTCAAACAAGTTATTAATAGCGAAAAAGCTATGAATTGGATGAGTTTTGTTAATCCAATGGACTCTATTGTTGAATGGGGTGGTTTTGACAGAACAAATGGTCAAAATTTATTTATCGATGGTGAAACAGTATTTACTTTATTGTTTGTAGCAAAAACACCAAAAGATCAATGGGGTCAATCTCCACTTTATACAACAAGATTCGCATTCAGACATTTTCTGAATTAACTCTTGTTTTGTAATCTACAACATAGTTTTATTTTTTAATTTTTGTTTTTAATTCTTTACATAAGTGTGGGTGAGCCCACTTTTCATTTTGAATATTTACTTCTTCAACCTGTTTATTTTCAATTAGATCATTAAATAATTGATGTCTGCTATTATAATCTAATGGTGTTGTTTGATCTTTAATTAGTCTAATATTACCATCTTCCATTTGAATAAACAAAGTTCCTTTTTTGTATTTGAATGTTTTATTTGTTCTTTCGTAAAAAATTTCACAATCTTCTTTTACTTTCCAGGCTTTGATTTCATATACTTTTGGTTCTCTTTTTACTGTATTTGGTCGCAATAACTGATCAATTTTATAATCTCTATATTCTGGTTCAGTCATTTTATAAATAGGTACAATTCTCCATTCATATCCATTATGGTAACTTGGGTATATTTTAGTAGCAGCATCCAAAGTGGCACTTCTACTAACATATATTCGATGATTCCAATAAGTCATCCAATTATACCACTCTCCTTTTGTATCTTTCCATCTAACCTCAAGTGACCATCCATATAGATGTACATCATCAGCAACTGCCTGGACTTTAACTAATTGACTATCAGCAATAGCATACTCTTTGTTATTAACGGTATAAGTCATAGTCTCGCTATTAAAGTGATTTTTAGCCGGAGCCACTGGTGTGGCCTTTTTCTTTTTGAATAAATTAAATAGTTTCATTTTCTTTGGTTTTGTTTTTTAATAGAAGTGGCAAACTTCTTAACTTTTTTCTAATTTCTGGCGTACCATAAAGGCAAATAGAAGTCCTTTCATCTACATCAGGCTCATAGAAGATAACAGTTGGTGTTAAGTCTTTGAACTTTTCATAGAGTCTTTCTAACTCAAATTCATTTTAATTATTATACTACAAATATATATCAAAAGTTTTATTCTTCCAAATTAATTTATATTAATTACTAAACTCCCTGGATTAAAATACATCTCACTTACTTCAAATCCATAGTCCTTACAACTCTCTATAACAATATCTTTCATTGTAGAACTTATACCAGTCACTACTTCTACATGACCTACATTCTTTTGCATCATTTCCCAAAAGAAAACATCTAATTTTCTTGGCACCTCATGATGTCTTATTCCATGTAAGTCGAGTTTCATTATAAATATTTAATTGTTTGGTTGTAGGAGCTTGCACCCATTCTCTGTGCTAAGAATCCACCAGAATCAAGTTCTAAGTCTTTAACTACTTCATCTACAAAGAATTTAGCATATTTACCTTCATCATAATATCTTTTAATAATATCTTCATATTGGTCAATTAACTGATTTAAAACTACAGGTCTTATATTATAACTAGATAACATAGTTCTAATGTCTTGAATGTACTCATCAATATCTGAATAAGACTCATTCGTTGGATAAACATTTCTATTAAGAACTATGTGTATATTAACATTAATATTTCTTTCTTTATTCCAATCTACTCCTAGACCGGGTGCTTCAAAATAAATTGTCAATATACCTGATGTGTATTCTAGGTGGTTAATTAATTTATGACAAGTATCTTCTGAAGCCTCAACTATTTCGGATTCATACTCTCCTAATTTACTACCATCTGGTCTAAGAGTTGATGTGTGTCTTCTATAAACTTCATTTTTATCAAAGTTATATCTTAAACTAAGATTTCCTCTCCAGATTTTTTGAACTTGTTTAAATAAAGATATTCTTATCTCTTGAGATTTAAATGTTCCTTGATTATCATCATCTAAGTCATACTCTTCATCATTACTATCAACTTTATATTCGTTGATTTCAAATCCCATATCATATAATTCTTGTAAGCATTCTTCAACTATTTTAGCATCATCATCTTCTAACCAATATGATTCCTTTAACTTGGTTATTCCTTTGGCAGGTTCTAAAAATCTCATATCAGAAACCTGACTTGGATTTCCTTTTTTAATCTTTTTACCTTTCTTATCAAGTAAATAAAATGAAATATCACCTGAACCTGTAGTTCCTGACATACCTGGGACAGAACCTGGTTGAGCTGATGTTACAGCACCCATACCAGCAGTTGTAGCAGTTGCAGCGGCTGTTCCATCTTCAAAGTAATCTTTATATTTTTTAAGGTATTTCATTAAAGTATATATTAATATTTTCTGCATTTTTTGACCTACAGACAGGACAAGTAGGATCACCATCTTCTTTAATAAAGAAGAATTCTGAGTTACAATCTAAACATTTATATGGATTTGCCTGTTTAAGAGGGATTGGTTCTACTTTAGGATCTATAGGTATCTCAGGATTATTATATGCCCAAGATGATCCTGCCCAAGATTGTTGATATTCATCGCCAGATATACCCATTTCATTGAACTTTTTTAAATGTTTCATAAGGTATATATTAACTGTTTAAAACAAGAAAGACTGGTTTAGAATCGTGTGAATCGACTCTTAGCCAGTCTTTTTTCTTGTGAAGTTCAGAAGTTCACATCTTCATTCTTTCCGCCACACTCCTTTTAATTCAACCACACCGGTGTGACTGGTGTTAAGCCTACTGCGGGACCAACAGATTTTTCATCCCGTAACCTCGGCAAAGGTTACTCCGTTATTCGTCTAGATTGCCGTCCGTGACTTATTACGGAATATTTGTTGTTTTGGGTTTCGGTTAACTTAATAACCTTAATACAAATATACAACAAATAATTAAAACAACAAATTTTATTTCAACTTATTTTTGATTTTCTCGGATTTAGTTTTAATATCCTCAATAGAAGCACTAAAGGTAAGTGCCGTTATAACTATTAATATGGCTATAAAAACTATACAAAAAATTAAAGCAATTGGCATCCAAAGAGGCGAGGTAACCCACCACCAAGACCAATCAATATTATTAGTTAGTTTTAAAACTAAAAAAACGATGAATAATACTGCGGTTAAACTTAACCCACTACCTGATTTATTACTGTTAGCCATATTTAATTATATTAATTTATTCCAATTTTGTTTAAAAGTGATTCACGTCTTTGAGTTTTGGTTTGATATTTTGGACAACGATAAAGATCTCTAAATCCATCTATACTCAACTCTCGTGTTATTCTATAACTTCTACTAACTTGTCTATCTTTTTTAGATATTAATCGACCTAATGCAAAGTAATAAAAATAGCCATTTTCTTCTTCACAATAAATTAAAGTACCGAATGCTTCAGACCAACAATCCTCTAAATTCCAACCTATATCATCATCATTTCGACCTATTATAGTAGCGACGATTAATAATATTGATAATACAACAAAAAGAAACCACATTAAACCGTTCAAAAAAGCATATGAACTTATATAGATTTTACCATTCTTGATGGGTATTTCTTTTTCATCCCATACATTTTCATATTTAATTGAATTATCAGATATTGTTTTACAAATATAAATATATTGATTATCTACTTTTACTGTTGAAATCACATTATATTCCGAAACATCATCTTTAAATGAGCCGGCATACATAAAGGTTATAATAGCAAAAATCAAATATAACATCTTAACTATATTAGTTCTCACCAATTCTAAAAGTAATACAAGTGTAAATTTTAAATATCCCATAATAAACATTTTCACAAATATAGAAAAAAATATATACATTATGGAAAATATTTTAACATTTGAAGACTTTATCAATGAGTCTTATAATAAACCAAGAGCCGGTGGTAAAAAACGTTGGTCTGTTAAATATAAAAAGTCTATTAACTGCTCAAATCCAAAAGGATTTAGTCAAAAGCAATACTGCAAAAGAAAGCGCAAGGGTGGTGCTTATAAGTCAAAGGACTAACTCTGGCTTACTCTTTAATATAATACTTTCAAATAAATGATATACTAAATCATAGTGTTCGTCATTTGATAGAACATCCCATTCGGTATGATTTAACTCAGCACAATAAGCATCTAAATATTTAATAAATTCAAAAACAATATCTTTATCTCCGAACAATTTTTGTTCTCTTAAATAAGAGATAACACTTTCTCTGAGGGATGTTTTCATTTGGTGTATTATATTTTTGTAAATTATTTATTAAGTTTGAATTATCAAAATAGTTTGTGATTTATATAAAAAAATAAAAGAATCCCTTATTCTATAAGGGATTCTTTTATAACTACAAATATATAAAATAATTAAACATTTTTCAAATTTCTATTAGAAATTTTAGCAACTCTATCTTCATGACGACCACCTTCGAATCCGGTATTCATAAATTCATCAACACACTTAAAAGCTTCTTCTTCTGAAATATATCTACCAGGCATTGTTAGAATATTTGCATCATTGTGTAATCTTGCCATATTAGCAATCTCTGAACTCCAACAAAGAGCTGATCTGACACCTGACCACTTATTAGCGGTCATATTAATACCGTTACCTGAGCCACAAATAAGAATACCAAAGTCACACTTTTGATTATTAACATCTTCAGCGACTGCGTGTCCAAAGTCTGGGTAATCACATCTTTCTTCTGAGTAGCAACCCCAATCATTTAATTCAATACCTTTTTTAGAATTAAGATATTGTTTAACTTTTTCTTTTAATTCATAACCAGCATGGTCACTACCAATAGATATTCTCATATTAAAATTACAATTTTGTAATTATATGATAATGTGTGGTAAAGTTTATAGTGAAGTTAATTTTGGATGTGATTTAACTGAAATTATTAAACACTTTATTGAACCTAGATTCATATTATTATCAATCAACTGATTAACACTCCACTGTGTTCTCTTAAATCCATAACCATCTTGACCTTTTGCAGCAATAGTATATAGATACTCAATTTCGTGATGTTCTGATATATATCCAATTGCTCTAATAACTTCATCTTCGATTTTAGACCAATTGAATGCTGCTGAATTTTCATATGAGTATTCTAAGTCTGATTTATCAACCGGTAGCCAAATTCTTATCATATAATCGAAGTTTGGATCATCAGAAGTTTCATCATCTAAGGTACTATAAGTTTTCTCAATATTAACTATAAAACCATCATCGATAAGATGAGCTAAATTAATTTCGACATCTTCTCTGAAAGACTCTTTAATAACTCTAAATTTAAGCAAAGGCTTGTCGTTAGTAGTAATATCACCTTTGGTATTCTTGCCAATTTTCTTAACTACTATCTTCTTATTTTTGAAACGACCACCCAATACCGTATCACCAACTTTGATAGGTACTTTGATTACCTCATTAAGACTTTTTAGATGCTTTAAACTCATTGTATCTTATAATTTTATCACCACCTTTCATGGCATCAACTTCAGATTTCATTTCATCATCCATTATCATAGGTTCTAGCTTATTTCCTTTTGTTTTAACATCTTTCAATATTTCTTCATTAGGTCTTTTGTAGTCATAACTATCTAAGTCGCTATCAATGAACTTATAGTCTTCTGGTGTGGTAGTAAATCCAAATCTGTTAAAAAAAGTAACCAACTCCTGAAGAGACTCATCAGAGAACCCAAAGTATGTATCAGGATCGTATAAAGAATCTTTACCATTATAATGATGTACATGTACTTTATTTGGATAATCGATTGTGAATGCATACATCATAGAATCACCATATGTTAAATCAACATTTAATCTTAGAGACTTTGATGGGTTTGCTTCATCACCTTTGTTATCTTTAACAACAGCAATATCAAATTGTAGGTTGTCTGGCTCACCATCGGCTGTTGGGTCATTATTATCTTTCTCAAGTGTGTTTTGACCATATGAGAATGAAACTGATGTCATCAAATTATAGATACCTGAATATCCATCATCTTCTGGCTCCAAGCTTTTTACATTTAGTGTAAAGTCGCCATTTTGTGTAATTATGGATAATTTTTTAGGTAGTAGTTTTACCCAATTTGGATCAAATAGTGATACATTTTCATTAAATTTTTTTAAATGTTTCATTTTATACATAATTTTTATACTCTATCTTGTTCAGGAATATCACCTTTATATGATATGGCATCAAGCCTATTCAACCAACCTTCACCGTGTCTATTAAATGTTTTAGAATCTCTATATCTTTCCTCTCTAAACTTCTTAATGGAGTCAAATAGTTTTTCTTGATCAACTTCGTTTGCTTTGCTTAATATCTCTTTAGAGAATATAATATCACTATCTGATATTTCAATACCATTTTCTTCCAAAGCATCTCTCAAAACACTTCTCATCCCATCAACACCTTGATTGACACAACCATCATAAATTATATTAGCTACATCTTGATCTTTCAAAGTACTAAGCTCTTGTTGATCCCAATAATTATTTTTGAATATTTTAAGTGCTGTTTTATATGATAGCTTGATCATGTCATTTTTCGAAAGCAACCTTGTAATTCCTTTTTCCTTAAAATATTTTGCCAATATTGGTGCTGATATACCGTGATTTGTTCCGATAAATCTTCTACCACCACTTGGTACATCTATCCAGTTACCAACATCACCTTTATCATCTGAGTAGCCAGCCTCTGCTGTTTTTACAAGCTTTTGAGCTTCTTCAAATGAAGCATGTTTCTCTACTTTATCTTCGGATTTTGTGACTGATATAATTTCTTCTGTTTGGTCTTTTGTAAAGAAACCAGATTTCATTAAATGAGCATCAGATGGTGATATTAAATAGCTTAAACTAACAAATGTTAAGAATACTGCTGTAACACCCGCCACAAGCTTTCTTCTAAGTGTAGTTGGAAGGCTTTTAAACTTGTTAATTAGCTTAATATAATATTCTTTTATCTTTTCTTTAGGTAATTTTTTTAAGAACTCTCGAAGTTTGTTTAGAGCTTTCTCACCAAAACCAATTATTAAATCTGTAAGCTCATCTCTATCATTTTCTTGTTCAGGTTCTTCTTCCTCTTTCTTAGTATAGTCCCATTCAATTGTTGTTGGACTTGTCCAAACACCTTTTACATCTTCAACTATTCTAAAAAAGTCAGAAACTATAGAATTAAATTCTTTTTCTAAAAGAAAATCATTATATTTGCTAATCTTATTCATAAATCTATATATTAAATGTTAATACTAATTATTATATTATTTGCCTTACAAGCGTATAACTTGTATAGAATTATCTCTTTTAGTAAATTGAAAGAAAAAAGTGAAGCCGTTATTGAAAAATATAAAGGTGTTACCACTTTGGCTAAAATACCCACACGAATTTACTATAAGGACGTTGAACCAGATTGGAAGACGTTCTATGACTTTATGGAAAATATAAAGTTAGAAGGATGGAAGGCTGAAGTAACTGAGGATCCACATAGAATAGATAGAGATTCTTGTTGGGTTGTTAATTTAGTTTCACATGATGAAAAATCATCAATGTCTGTTAGATTAAGAGATTATGGTGATGGTATATTTTTATCTTCTTGTAATATTAGAGCGGGTGGTACAAGCTTATCTGTATCAAAAGAAGATAAAATTGCAACTGATATTATTTTGTTTATGTGGGATTACATCATCGAACACTATGAGAATATAAATAAAGAATCCATAGATTCTTATAAAAGTAGTATTAGTAGAATTAGTGCTGAGTTAAAAACTCTAAATCGTAGTCAAAGATTAAATAACATTTTAGAATTGTGATATGTTTAAGATAAAAGCAAAATTTATTGGTAAAAGTTCAGTTGGATTTGTTAATAGTGTGATATATGATTTAACTATGGTTAGTATGCCACATATCGGTAAAGGTATGATAGAAATAGTAACTAGTAATAAACCTCGTTTAAGATGTGAATATAACTCTTGGGAGTTATTTATTCCTAATTGGCAAATACTACATTTTGAAAATATGATAGGTGATCACGACGCAGAGGCACATCACACTAAAGTAAATAACGGTCTTAAATCAGCTGTAAGAGATTATAAATTGAATAAAGTTTTGTCATGACAGGTGTTGAATTAGAAAAATATCTAATGAGTAGTGAAATATTCAAAGATGAAAATGTTTATATGGTTGAGACTATTGATGGTAAAATATTCAATAGAGTACCATCTTATTACAAGGCATTTATTCCTATGTTAGGTAAAATAGAAATAAAAATCTATTATAATAAACATGGCGATGGTACAAAATGGGTTGATTTTACTATAGGTGGTGTTAATTTATATGCGGTTCATAAACTTAAAGACATGACAATTCAAACTTTATACAATGAATTGAATAAAATAATGGGTTATGATCAAAAATTTATTGAATGGTCAACTAAAGAACTAAGAGATTATAAAATTAATTCACTATATGAAGTCTAAGAAATTAAAAAAACTGGCTAAATTCATTCATGAAGAAGTAAGAAATTACGAAAGACCTTCAAAGATGAAAATTCAAGAAGAAATTTCAAATGGGGATTGGTCAGAGTATGATAATGAAGTAAGTGAGAAGTTTAAGAAAATGGTTCTTAATTTAGCTAATTATAGAAATAACATTAATATCAACATTGATGATAATAGAGTTTCTATAAGCACTGGTGATATAACTAAAGTTAAAACACCAATTAAAAGAAATTCAAATACTCTTTATAGCGATGATAACTATGTTGAAATGTCTTTAATTAAAAATATGGGCTTTACCATTAATTATGGATATAGACTTAGAAGTAACTATAAGGATGAAAATCTATTTGACGAACTTAAACCAATTCTTGTTCAGAAGCTAAAAGAAATAAACGCTGAAAACTTTAATGAAATCTGGACCGATTTAATGAAAGAATCTGGAATTTTAAGAGACAATAACTTAAACGAAATATTCAATGGATAAAATCTACATGGTTAGGTCTTACTTTGAAGATTACGAATCTTCAAGATGGCAGATTATTGGTTTATATACCGATAAAAAGGTAGCAGATGAAATTGCCAAAAAGTGGGAAGATTTCTACGAAGAAAAAAAGTATAGTATTTTTAATGAACCAAAAGGTTGGACACCAACAGCAGAAGATTTAGAATATGATAAAGATTGTACTTGGCAAGAATCACAAGAGTATTCAAGTCGTGTTAGTAAATACAATGATATAATGGACTTCAGAGAAATAGAAGTTGAAGAATTTGATCTTAACAAAGATATGTCACTGAATAATGAATTTATAGGAGAACATCTTATGAGTTTAATGACTCAATGGGATAGAAATCACAAATTAGAAAAAATAATCAAATAAATGAAAGTAGATGTATTACTCGGTCTTCAGTGGTTGTGGCTTCCCAGGTATCAGATGCTATCTTTCCACCTTTTTTTAATATGTTGGTGAGATATGTTGATAGTTTTGACACTCCTTCATTAAAAGTATCAAAAGTTTTAATTTTTTTCATAACAAATTATATATTAATTCATATATATCATAATAAATTTTATTATAAATCATGTAACATCATGATGATAACACTATAATAAATTTGGAAACCCCGAAAACATTAATTATATTTGTAATTATGCGTATTTTATATTTAGGAGACATACACGGTAATTTTAATCTCATTCATCAATATGTTAAGATGTATGATGTTAAAGATGCGCACATCATTCAAGTAGGTGACTTTGGTGTTGGTTTTAGCCCAATAGAAAAAGAAAAGCGTATGCTTGAAATGTATCACCCTCTTCTTGTTAAGAACAATGTTCATGTTTGGGCTATTCGTGGTAATCATGATTACAAACCACACTTTGATAATGATCCATTTGGTTTTACTAATATTCACTTAGTAAAGGATTATACAGTACTTAACTTAGAAGGAAAAAATATTCTTTGTATTGGTGGTGCTGTAAGTGTTGATCGTGAATGGCGTTATACTAAAAAACAAAAGCAAGGTATATTCGAAAATATAACATTAGGTGTTGAAAGCTGGTTTCCAGATGAGCCATTTGTTTTGGATACTGATAAACTTGGTCAGTATAGAGATATTGATATTGTTGTTACTCACACAGCACCGGATTATTGCACACCTGATAATAAAATGGGATTAGGTTACTTTGTAAATAATATTATAAAAGAAACCGGAGATGAGGCTTTAAGAACCGACTTGCTTGTAGAAAGAAATCTTTTAACTCAAGCATTTACTATATTAAGATTAAATAATAGCATCACACATCACTATTATGGTCACTTCCATAGAAGCGATGATTTAACAATGTTTGGAATAAAGCATAGACTTTTAGGAGTTGGTGAACTTTGGGAAGAGAGAGATTAAACAATCTCTCTTTTCTTTTTTATAATACAGTATGAGAAGTTCTACCATTATTTGTATAAGATGGAAATTAACGGGTCGTATTGAATTGTTCAATAACCTGGGTAAGTTATATTCATCTTATTCAGATAGTATATTGGGAGTAAGTCGATATACACTTGATAGAAAAGATCTTTTTGAAGGATATCAAAATGATGTCATTGAAATTTACAAAATGCGTTTAAATTAAATAATTTTTTTTTCGTATATTTGTATTAATATATAGTACATAACTGCGTCTCAAGTGAGTTGTATGAGGAGTTTGGGAGGCGTAAGTCAAAAAATATTTATCATATGGATTCAGGTCCCAGTATAAAATCGTACCCCAAATACTTTCTGAAGCAGGTACGAACGGAAAATGACAAAACAAAAATTAGCAACACTATGTCTAATGTTGGGGATGTTTTTCAACCCCTTTGGATTCGACGCTATTCAGATAATGTTGATGAGATTAACTGGTTCTTACTTAGGAGCCAACTTAGTTTTGTATTGCCTTGCGGCATTTTGTTTTGGCTTATACTTCTACTTTTCGGGTAACAATCCTGCAATAGCAGTCAAAGATATTATTCTAAGTATCTATGAAGATAAAATAAAACATTACTACAAAAAGTATAAAAATAAAAAAGAGAGTCGTAACTGACTCTCTTTTTTATAATTAAGTGATATAAATTAAGCTAAAGTTTCAGCTTCAACTTCTGAATTTACACCTTTTTCTTGTAGCATCATTTCATATGCTCTTGCTAATCTTGTCATTCCAATACCTCCGCCAAATCTTGGGAAGAAGTCATACGCTAAGAAAATTTCCAATTCAGCTTCAACTCTTTCTTTTCCAAAAAGTTCAAATAGTTTAGCCGAATATTTACCATCTTCAATAGTGTAGAACATTTCTTTCATTTTTTCAACATCACAGCTTCTTTCAGCTGATCCAATTGTTTCTTGACCATAAAGAATAACATCAACTTTGTTGAATATCTCACCATCTTTGTTTTTCATGTTCCAGAAAGGATTCGTTCTTCTTGGGAAATATTGTAAAGAAACTACAGAACCTTTTTCTTTCCACATTTTACTTTCATGTTCGTCTTCTAAGATTTTAACACCACCATATTCTTGACACACATCATCATAATTTACTTCAACTGGTTGATCAAATCCTAAGTGAGCTAAAAGTTCTGACTCTAATTTAAGTAGTTCTTTCATTCCACCCTTTGATTCAAATTCAAACATTGGGAAAATTAATTCGTGCCTTCCTGGAATAGGATTCTTTTCTTGGCGATAAGAAGTTGAAATACAGAAGCATCCGGGCCATTCTGGATTTCTTAAAAGTTCGTGTTCTAACCACATTTGTCCTGTTTGAGGAAGAGGCCAGATTTCACCACTGTAGTTAAAAGTGGTAATTGAGTGAGGGTTTTCACATGCTGCTAAGATAGACAGCCTTGATTGCGTTGGGACTTCAATGAATCCTTTTTGCAAAAAAAATTCTCGCAT